CGAACAGACCGTAGGAAGTGGTGTGCGTAGTCAGCTCAGTCAGGCGCTCCCAGCCATAGGCTTCCCATTTGACAGTGCCATCAGCGCAATGAAACTTCCTGATGCCATAGCCAGAGTGCTGGGCTTGCCGGTCGGCTTCCAGGCGAGCTTCGTAAGAGGGATAATGCTTCATGATCCTGAGGAATGGTGGACCTCGCGGCCCGTTGCAAGTAATGTACAGGCAGGAGGGGCCTGGTCAGCCCCTCCGCAACAATTGTTTACAAACGCCCTGGGCTCTGTGTGCCCTGCACCACCATGAAGGTCTTGGTGGCAAACACGGCCTGCAGACTTCGGGCTTGGCGCTCGAGGGCATTACGATCGGCGCCGGAATCAAGAATGTTCCAACGGCCGTCAGTCAAGGCCCACAGGCTCCAGCAGTTGTCGCGCTCAAGAACTGCCATGGTCAGAACACCAGCTCTTTGCCATTGCTTTTGATGCTCACCACACGCTCGCAATCAAACGAGCGCCAAGCGCCTTGGCCTTTGTTGCGGGCAATGGTGAAGTCGCGGCAGCGAACGATGCCGGGCTTCTTGAGGGCATGGCCAGTACCCTTGATTTCGCAGGAGTCGAGAGGATTGAACTGCAGTTTGCGCAGGGTGCCATCAGCCTTAACGAACTGCACGGAGACGATTGCTGCGCCTGCATCGCGGATAAAAGCTTTAACGGAAGCGGTTTTGTCCATGGGAGGGAAGATGAATGGTGAGGCTCGCGCCCCGTTGAAACCATGATTGCCCATCGAGAGCCTTTTGGGAAGCCCTTTGCCTATTAGCGTTGCTTATGGTTGTGCGTTGGGCATGTAGTTACTAGCGCAGAATTTTTGTGGGTGGAGCTGCTTGCATTCGTGATAGGCTCGCGGATTGTCGGGCGGCAGCGGCTGCGTCACATAGGACCAGGCCAGTGTCGTGAGCATGCTCGAGAGCGCTGCAAGGGCTAGAAAGTTCTGCATGGTGGAAGGACGATGGAAAAGGAATAATAATGGAAGAGCCGGACCCTGAGCCCGGCTCGTTGCCTTTCTTTCCAAGACTGGCTAGTCCTCAAAGACCAGTGCCGACAGCTCGTCGAGGAGCTGCAGGCACCATTCCTTGCCTTTCTTGGCCAGCAGCTTCTGAGCCGTTGGCAGCGGCTCTTTGAGCTGGAGCGATGGGAAGGGGGTGATGATGCCTGCTTCTATTGCTGCTGCACGAGCGCTTTTAAAGCGCTTGTTTTTGCCAATGTCTGGCATTAAGTCGGGTCTGTCCCTGGCGATACGACGAAGGAGATAGTCGGCACTATCCCCCCTGACCAGGGTTACATTATTACCCTGGTCCCGTAGGCCGATCTTGGAGATTCGATCACCCCCGTTCTTGGCTAGGGGTTTATCGGCAGCAGCTTGCGCCGCCGCCACTAAATCATCGGCCTTGGTCACTTTACCGGAAGTGACCCTGACGCCTTGGATCAGCCAGTTTACCCACTCAGGAGGCTGCTGGAGGTATTTCCAGCAAAGACCTTCCCAGTCGGCAAACACTTCGGGATGGTATTCGCGCCACCCTTCTAGTTCCGAGATAGCGCTTCTGGCATCCATGCTGCCACCCTTTAAGCGTGGAGCAATGCTTTGCACGAACATTTTCCGTGCCATTTCTGGCGGCTGATTTGCGCAATGATCAGCGGGGAGATCAGGGCGTTTCATCAGGCAATGCACAGGGTTGGGAATGATTTGGCAAAGTCTTCATGGGGAGACTCCTTAAGCTTTGTATTGATTTCGCGGATGTAATTTTGCCGCTCAATCAATTCGCTTTCCCCCATTGAATCCGTGCCAGAACCAAACTTCTTTTTAAGCAATACATTGATTGCTTTGTTGGTATCAGGCAGTCTTGATTTATTAAAGTTGCCCAGTGACAATGCGCGAACAATGTTGCCGGCTAACGTTTTAACTGCTTCAGCATTTGCACGCCGAGCCTGTTCCAGTCGATCAGTGCTACCAGATGTGCTTTGGACAATTTGCTCTGCTTGATTCCAATTAAGCTGCACCAGCGCCTCTTTCATTAGCTCCAGTGTCATTAAATCAGCCTGCTCCTGGTTGCCTTGGCTGGCGACAAGAGACTTAACGGCGACAAGCATAGGCTCGGCGTCTTGTTTCTGCATCATTCCATCGACAATCCTTACGGCCTGGAGCCTTACATCGCCAAACATTACAGGAGGAATGTCGTAGATAGGAGAAGTGCTTGGACCATCAGTCGGCCCATCTTTGATAAATTGACGCGGCTGTAGCGCTTCTTGATCAAGAAAATAAGCTTTGGCTGGATGATCTTCACTAAGGAAAACATTGCAAATATCTGTTTCCCATTCCATGTCATAATTGCGACGCAGGCCCCGCCCAAGTTGCTGAAGAATCATCACGCTTGGTTTTACGTCATTAAGAAATAACATGACGCTGCATTGTACGCAATTAAAACCTTCTGATGCTTTATTGACGTTAATCATTACATCCAACTCACCATCAATGAAATCTTTGAGCACTCGCTCGTTAAGCTCATCTGGACGCTTTTCTCCAATCCAATCTGCAGCAAGATCGTTGTATTTAATAAAGTAATTTTGCAAATGTTCGGCATGTTTCTGGTCGCGAGCAAAAACCAACAAACGGTGATGCTTCGTTGACAGCAAGTGATTGCGATCTAGCTTTTGCCTTTTATCTCTCAAGCAATCAACAGCATTTTGCACCAGTGGACTGATGTATTTATCTTTGTAAGCAAGAAAATCACGAGCTTCTGCTTTCGCTTTATGGGCAGGCACTCCCGCTGCCTTGCGCTTTTCAATGTATTCACCTTGGAGTTCGCTCAGCTCTTTGGTCGTTACATCATAAAACTCTCCTTCAAGCTCAACGGTGACAGAATAATCATGTACATGGGCGCGAAATGGCCTGATTGCTTTTTCTTTGATGGCTTGTGTGCTAGAGACTACGATGGTTTCGTCAGGATTTGCCATCGCTACTGGCATTCCATCAGTGCGCTGCTCTGCTGCGGTAAGGCCAAGAACCAACTCGGGACCAGCCTCAAGCAGGCTACCTACCACGGTACCCCAAGTCGTCTCCTCTCCATAGCGATGCAACTCGTCAAGTGCCACCATCCAGCGGCGACCAGATTCTTTAAGCAGTCGTTTAGCCAAGTCAAGATTGTTGGGCGACATCAGTGCTTGGCAAGTGACGACAATCACTTCGCACTTATTCTGCACCACGTCACGAGCAACGATCTTCAACAGATTGGAGCTGATACGATAGGCAACAATTTCATCTCCCCATTTGCGGCGGAAATCACCTTCAATACCGTTCAAGTAGCTTGAAAGCTGCTCCTTTGAAGGAACGATGATCATGAGCGCGTCAACGCGCCCTTGAAGCTTTGCAAGCTTATAAGAAAGCTCAATGGCATCAGTCTTGCCGTATCCCGTGGGGAAAACGGCCTTGATAGTTTGAATGGTGGGATCAGCGGCAAGTTTTTTGACAAGCGCAAGCTGGCCCTCGCGAGGGCTGTAGGGTTGATGCTGGGGCAGCACTTTAGCAATCAGTGTTTGCTGTGCTTTGCTCGATGGCAGGCTGGGCATAGTAGCTCCAAATTCCGAAGGGATGTAGCGCCGCCTTCTGAATAGTGCCGCTGATGATGAGCCTCAAACTTGTCTTGCAATGGCTGTGTACAAGAAGCACATAGACCACGCTGCTGCAGCATTAAAACGCTGCATTGCCATTGACTGGCTAAACGAGCTTTCGGATTGAACATCAACTCTTCCCTTGATAGGGCGCACCATTGAAGGCGACTTGTAAATACTAACAACAAAAAAGGGCACCGAAGTGCCCCGAGATCCAACTTCCACGTCAACGATCATACGCGACTGATGCAAACCTTGGCAACACCCTGCCCCAAGCTGGCAATTTGCCGGAATGCGCTTTCTGAAAGGTCGATGATCCGACCGGGAACGTGAGGCCCGTCATCGTTAATTTTGATCGTCACAGAGCGACCCGTGGCTTGATTGACCACTCGCACGCGGCTTCCGAATGGCAAGCTCTTGTGGGCGGCAGTAAGGGCACGAGAGTTAAAGCGTTCGCCACTGGCAGTGAGATTGCCGTGAAAGCCCGGGCCGTACCAACTGGCCAAGCCGCACGACGATTTTGCCTCCGCTGCAACAGGCACCAGAGCGCCCAAAACAACGGAAGCTGAAAGAAGAAAACGAAAAAGCATCAGAAAAGGAAAAAGAAGAAGTGAGACTACGGAGGGTCGCCCCTGCCAAGGTTTACCGTATCACAATTGTGAGGCTTGCTGCCGTGGCTGGTAGTGGTGCTATGATTTGCAAGCTTGAGTTGGTCCTGGCCGAAAGGCCCGTCGCTGACGCCGCAAGGGTGGACGCTGCTGAGCACTCTGGACTTTCCGCGAGGACTGTCCCTAGCATTGCATGGGCTAGTGAGAGGAGTGCTCCCCTTTGGGAGGGAGGCTGTGGCATCGGAAGCTCAAGCAAAGGAAGAAGGGCCGCAAGGCCCTTCTTTTTTTGCCTATAGGAAGCCAGCTAGACTCGCAATAGAAAGCTGTCCAGTTTCCAATGACTGAACAAGAACGCGAGCGTGAGCGTTTGGCACGATGGCTGAGGAATGATCCAGAATATGACGACTGGACCTATGCCACAGAGCCCATCCCTGGTGATCATTCATGGGCAAAGAAAAAGGCTCCCGAAGGAGCCAGTGATCACGATGCGTCGTCCCAGTCGGGCTGAAGCTGGATGTCGTAGTGACTATGAGGGTAAAGCTCTTCTGCAATGATGCGAGCTTTTTCCCTAGTGGGAGCGAGGATGGACAATATATTCACATTGCCATCGTTTTTGATCGTCACTTCCCAGGGCATGCAAACAGGCAGGGAAATCATTTCCTCCCTTCCATTGCTTCGCAAGTCATTGCGGCAGCATAAGAAGTGAGATAGGCCATGAGGTCGTCGTTAGTAGGGGCTTCGCTGATCACTGCTTCATGCTCCTGCAGGTGGCGTTTGTGTGCTGCCTTGAGGGAAAAATAGAGCGTTTCAATGGAGCGACTATGGCAAGCAGGCATCACTGACATGGCCTCTTCAAGCGTGATGAGCCATTCTTCAAGGCTTTTCACGGAGAATCCCCATGCAACGTGAGGGTTGCCAAAGTTCATGACGAGCTTGCCGTCAGTAGTGAAGGCAGTGGTTTCGCCAGACGATTCGGTTTTAATGCGGGAAGACATGGAGGGAATGAGAAGGAACTTGCCCATCATCAAGGGCAGAGTGGGGCAGAGTCAAGGGGCAGAGTTATTAGTCTTGCTTATAGTCTTTGGCGGCTTCCAGCCAGTTGCAAGGAAATGCCCCTTGCCAATGGGCTTCAGAAAAACGTGACGGCCTGCTCTGGCGATGATGCTTTGAAAAGCTTGTCGCTTGGTCTTGTCCAAGGGCATACCAGGCTCCATCAACCAGCTATAGGCCCAGTCGGCTAGTTCTTCAAGGTCTTCAATGGAGGAGGTGCGAAGAGAATAATGACGGCCACGCTGTGCCACTTTCTGCCAAGCAGGATGCACGGGAGGGTTTTCGGCCACTAAATCTTCTGCTTCCTTCCGCAGCACTGGCGGAATGCAAATGGTGACCATGGGCGGGAGGGAGTCCATGATCAAAGCAACGGGTCGGTGTAAGGGTCGAAGATGTCAGAAGGCTCTTTACCAGCTTCCTCAAGCCCTTCCAGCACGGCCTGATTGATTTGCTGACGCATGGCTGCCCTGTAGTCGTCGTCCCCTCCAAAGCTTCCCACGTCCTCCATGAGCCTGACGGCTTGCGTGAGTTTGTTCATGTCGCAGGCAGTCAATACGGCTTCTTGGATGGCGCCGTTGAGCATGTGCTGCTCGAGCCAAGTGCCATGCAGCTCCACCCACTTGCCAAGGGCCACAATGGCCATTGCCTTGAGAGCTTCGTCCCCATAGCGTTCTAGGCTTTTCTCGAGCAGGTCAGCAGCGTCAGGAGCAATGGCGAAGGTGGAAGGGTCGGTGAGCAATGGAAAAAGCCCTTCGTCAATTGCTGCTCGCTTGCTGGCTTTTGCTTCCTTTGCTTTACGAAGGAAGTTGCCCACAGAATCAAACGAAAAATTCATCAAGACAAAGCAGTCCCATCAAGCGTAGCGATGCGCGGGAGGGCCTGTCAAGCTAAGAAATAATTAACTTTCCTCTCCATCGTCCTGTTCGCTATTCGCGAATAGCAAAGGCTTGCTGGGACCAGTGGGCTCTCCTTGTTCGTCGAAATAAGCCTCAGCATCAATGGCAGTGGCTCTAACTTCACTATTGCTTTCAGCTTCTTTTATTTTGCGAACTTCCTTGCTTAAATTATCAAGGAATGCTTTGTAGCCGCTCTTCTCTTCCGTTTGTGGCTTCACATCAAACAGGCCAATTAGCTTTGCCTGCTGCTCCAGACAGCTACGGGCAATGCCAAGGAAGCCGCTTTCGCCAGCACTTTCTTCCATACGCACAATGGTTTCGCCAGGGCCGTCAGGCCCTTCCTTGTAAGTGGTGACTTTCTTGCGCTTGCTGTGTTCAAAGCTTTCGAGGGCTTTGTCTTTGAGTTCGCCTTGTTCTTTGATTAGCCGTGCCCGCCAAGTGTCTTGGCTCTTAAGGATTTCAGCAGTCCATAAGTTGCGATTGTGATGACGATCGGCGCTAACAGTTTCTTTGCTTAGCTTCAAGATGTCGGCAATTTGCCTGTTGCTTAAACTTGCCGCTAAAAGCTCCTGCACCATATACCGGCGCAATCCAGTGAGTTCTTTGGTGTAGGGAATCTTGCCCGGACCTGCTCCCACTCTGTCGCGAATGTGCTCAATTTGCTGAGGCGTCATTCCAGCTTCCAGAAGCACCTTCACGCCATATTTCAATTGCTGCTCCTTGTCCGGGAAGTCAATTTCAGGAAGGGGCATGGTCAATGGGCAGTAAAATCATTTTAAAGGCTTGTCGCCTTTACCAAGCAAGCTTCTAGCGAACAATGCAGCAAAACGCTCTTGCTGCTCTGGCACCACCGCTGAAGGGCTGTCGCTAATGGCTTTGCGCAACACATTTAGCTCTTTCCACTCTCTGTCAGAGAGCAATGGTAAAGGAATAAATGGGGCGCTCATCTGATGGTAGCAAGGTAAACAATGGAAAGAAAATAAGAGAGTCCTGCGATAAACAAGACTCCCGCAAGGCCGCTAATCACGCCAATGCGAATTTCATGCTCTCTTATCTTTTGATCAATAAGAGCAGTGACTTCCGCTTTGGTTAATGGTGCGGTCAAAACAGCTCAACTGGAGGAGTGTAAACAAGGCTTTCTTTGTAGCCTTTAATTTGATAGTCGCCCATGTCATCAGCCAGTTTTTTGGCTTCTTTCAATTGGCGCTCTAGCATTTTAATGGCTTCGCCATAGTCTTTTTCTGCTCTGCGCTGCAAGCGAATGTTGCCATAGTTGCTTTTCTCTTGGTCAATGCCAAGGTCTTGCATGAGAGCAAAAATATCTTCGCGGCATTGCTGTTCCTTTTCGGACAATGCGCGTTGATTTGCTTTGATAGCTTCCATTTCCTTTAGGAGGCTAATCAGCTCTTCATTGTCCATCACAGACTGCCTCCGCTAATCGTTGCCACGACAAAGCCTCGGTCAATCAAGCTTTCGATTTCATCAAGGCTTCCTCTCCAATGGCGCTCGTTATTTTGATCACGAGCAGCGTAAAGGATTCTGCTGGGAGGCAGGGGGCCTCTGTCGGGCCTGGAATAACCATGGTGCTGGTACACCTCGATCGTTGTTCCATTGTGCTCGAGCAGAGGGAGTCTGTCTGGAGCGAGAGGAGCTGTGGGCATTGATCAAGAAGATTAACTACAGGCCGCTTGAACAAGCTCGCTAGGGCTCGCCTGCGCGAGCGGCCTTCCCACAATAGTCATTTTTCAGAAGAAGTCAATGGAAAGGAAATTAAAGCGCCATGAACAAGGTCGGCCTGGGGCCTCCTGCGCGATGGCGCTTGCGAAGGATACTTGCATTCTCAATAACAGACGGTTATTAAGAATCCAACTAAATTTTCCTCCCATTGATCTCCTTGGCCAGAAGCGCCGCAGGGACTGAAATGGGCTGGTGTCCCCAGGCGCGTAGATGCCGGAGAGCAGCCAGGGGACGATTGTAATACTTAAGTCAAGCAGGCTTGTGACAGTCGTTTAATTGGCACAGCGTTCGAGAGGATGTTGACGCGGGTGTACAATGAGCGAGCCTCTCAACCAACCATGCCTGAATTTCGTTTGATCAAGCTTCCTCGTAACGGCCCGAAGCCCGGCCAGGGCACTGCCGCATGGCTCTATGGCAAAGACAAGAACTGTCAAGCTGAGCGTGATGCTGCCAAGTGGAAGGAGGGCAAGTGATGGGACCATGGGAAGCCTTGGTCATCATTGTCCTTTTCATCTGCATCACCTATATCATCGCCACTACTTAGAGAAAACAACTAATGACTAACCAACAACACCCCATCACCCCACCGCCAGAGCTGGTGCAGCAGTGGTGGGAAGAAGCTGACCAGTACCAAGACGATCCGAAGACTTACTTCGACTACGTTGCCACCGAAGCCGCCCAATGGGGCGCCGATAAAGAGTTACTAGCTTGTGGAAATTACCTTAAGCAGTGCGCTGCGTGGGAGGAAGAAGATGTAATTGAGTTTTATAATTATCGCCGCCCCAAGCCGCCGAGCTTGAAAGAGCAGGCGCTGAAAGAACTGGCATGGGTTCACAAGCATCTCGACATGCCGCTGCACAACCACTGCAACGCTATTCACACAATCCGCCTCGCCCTAGAGCAACTCGATGGCTGAGATACAAGACAAGGTTGATTCCTTGCTATGCCTGATCTTTTTCTTTGGTTTCATTGTTGGTTTATTTGTAGGTAGCATCCGATGACTGAACAACCCGCCAACTGCATCAAGTTCTGTTCTCCGCCAACGGAAGAAGTACTGCGCCTCGACAAAGAAGGCTTCCACTACCGGGGCCAGTTTATTGCTGACGCTGGTGAAGCCCATCGCTTAATGGTGGAATTTCTCAAGCAAAACACCGCAACAAGCCGATGTGATGTCAAGCCCAGAGATTTGATCCGGCGATTCATTGATGCGCTGGAAATGCTCATGCAATGGGAGTGCTGGTACGAAAAGGATGAACTTGATTTGCTGGCCGAAGCTCGCGCCTATCTCGACCAGCCCGAGCCGCAGATGCCAACAGATGAGGAACTGCTGGAACTGATGCCCAAAACTATGCGGGATGAGTTCTCTTACTCAGCCAAGGTTTGCAGCGATGCAACTGGTGGTCAGGTCAAGCCCGGCATCTTTCGTGTCTGCTTAAACCACTCAGCGCTGGAATACGCCCGCGCCATCCTTGCTCGCTGGGGGTGCCAGTGACTGATTTCTACACATGGGCCGGCTTTGGCGTGATCTGCCCCAAGCATGGGACACACCCGCACACCATCGCAAGCACCATCAAAGGCCACGAAGGGTACTGGTGCATGATCTGTGCCCTTGAAGCACTTGGTGATCCACTACCAACAATTTCGCAAACCGACTATCTGAACCAAACCAGTGACTGACCAGCAACACCCGATTAGCCCGCCGCAAGAGGAATTTAAGCAGTGGGAGGACGACATTCTCAACGAACGAGAAAACGTTGATTATGTGCTGGACTGTGCCTGGAGGAATGGTTTCCAAGCTGGTGCAGACCAGGAACTGGAGGCGTGCTGCCATTACTTTGCCCGCGATCTCCGCGAAAGTCTTGCGCTAGAACTCCGCGCCGCCCGCCGACCGAAGCCGCCGAGCTTGAAAGAGCAAGCGCTAGCTCTGCTAAATAAAGCAGAAGACCCAAGTTGGGACATTAACGACTTTTCAATCGTCCGCCGCGCACTGGAGCAACTGCCCGAATGACTGACTTTCGAGCGCTGTGCACTGAGCTGCTGTGCAGCCTGGAACAGTATCCGGTGCAACCCCCTAGGGACCGCGACTTGATTGACCACGCTCGCGGCGCCTTGTCCCAGCCCGAGTCGCAGGGGCCGACGGATGAAAAGTGGTTCGCCGACTTTGCCGCGTGGCTGGCTCGCGAAATGCCGGCTGGCACGGTGATCAGTGATCCGTTGTGGTGGGTACCGCGTATCACCCGCGCCGTCCTCGCCCGCTGGGACCGCCAATGACTGAGCTCCTTACGGAAAAACCACCTAAGGTGGTCAAAGTAGATAACACCTATGTCTATGTTCATTTCTTGCGGGAAGTCGAGCAAGAGATTCAGCAGAAAGCCTTTATAGTAAATGCCGGTCTGGATACCTTTTCCAAGGCCGAACTTTTTGCTTACATGCTTTTAGAAGCAAGAGGCTACTTTTCTGTGCTACCTGAACCAACAAGTGAAGAGACTCCCGACAATGACTAACCGCACCCTATCACCTACCGCGCAGGCGGTTCTGAATGCCGCCTACAAACGCATGGACGACAACCCCCACAACGAGGTAGAGGCAACGCTTGCCTCCGCCCTGCGAGCTGCTGTACAAGAACTTAAGTATTTTGGTATCACTGAGAAAAACATTCTAGCCATCGCCGCCGAGCTTGAAACCCAGTAACCAACATCCCTTCTATGTCTGCTCAACCACGGATCTTTACAGTTGACGAACTTGATGAGTTCTGCCTTTGGTGGTGGGGCTCAGACAATGACAAGCGTACAGTCACTGATGTAATCGAAAGCGGAAGCATGACTGCGTTTGCTGAAGCTTGTATTGCCCGCTGGGGCAAGTAGTCCGATCAACTTATGAAAAACCATTTTGTTGACATCGCCAAAAAGGTGGCATCTGTGCTGTTTCTAGCGTTCTGCCTCTATCAGGCTCTTTTTGGCCACACAGGCTATTGCTACCCGTAGGCAACAGGCAATCAACCGAACCTTTTTTGCTCCTTCCAGGAGCTTTTTTCTTGGGCAGCTTCTTCCGTAATTCCCGATGGGGAAGATTCTTTAGCCTTTAGCGCTTCAGCCCCTGTTTCTTCCCTAGAAGGCTCGTCCCAGGAAGGATTAGAAACTCCCCAAGAAGGATCGTGATCGGCCCAGATGATCTTCATTATTGACAATTATGCACTAGCCATAATTATAAGCCAGTCATAACCTCCTTAAAAGAATTCGTCATCAAGGGAGCTGTCGCTTTCTTTTGCTGGAGCAGCGGGAGAGTGATTGCTCTCGAAATCAAGGTCGGGCTCTTGGTACTCCCAGGAATGGTACACTCTCTGCTTTTCTCCATTGGGACCATTCTCAAAGCTGCTGGTGATCAAGCCTTGCCTTCTAGCCACTTCCAGCATTTTGCTCGTGCCAGCAATGTCAAATGCTCCAGCCATTGCTGCCGCTTGTTGTTTGGTGAAGCGCTCGTGCTTGCGCATGTTGATAGTGTTCACCACGCGATCCAGCTCTTCCAAGCTTCCGCCCAGAGGGCCAGCATATTCCCAGCCATAGTTCAATGCATCGCGGCGAAGCATGTGCTTGCCAGTGAGACCGCTTCTGCTCTTAAGCCATTCAAGATGAAACTGACTGCCGTCGAAATTATTTTCAGGCTTGGTAAGTTTCACCACTTCGCTAACATTATCAACAAAGCTTGTTGAGTCGCGAAGTCCTCCACTTTTGTTCAAATGGTGAAGAATGAGAATGGAACATTTGTAAGTGTTGGCAATATCACGCAGACCATAAATAACATCGCCAGCATTACTTTTAATTAGATCTACGTCCATGCCCGCAAGGCACGCGGTGAGGGAGTCAATGGTAATAAACAATGGGCGATGCTTGCGAACGTAATCTTCCAACTGTCGCATGTGAGCAAAGCGCCAAGTCTCCCAGAATGCAATGGTGCCAGGATCTAAGCCAGCATCTTCATAGCCAATCACGCCAAGCTTTTCGCTGGTATCCACCAAAGGCTCGTCGCTTTGAATGATAAGGCTCTTGCCTTTCATGCAGCGCCGTCCAGACCATGGCGTACCAAGGGCAATGTGCAGCGCCCAGTTGTAGGCAACAGTACTCTTGCCGGTGCCGCCAGAAGCTGCTAGCAGCATCACAGTGCCAAGCGGCATGATGCCAGCAATCAGCCAGTCGCGAGCTTTGTCAGAGTTGGCAATGGTCAGGGCATCAATGGTTTCAATTTCTTCCCTGCCATATATGCGTCCTTTCGCTTCTTCAATGATCTTATCAATGTTTTGCTGATTCATCTTCACTGCACGCTGCTCCAACCATGAGCTGGTTTCGTAAGCAATGCGAGCATCATTGGCGTAGAGGCCAACAAAATTTTCTACTGTGGAGATAATCTCCTCGTAAGAGGGCTTGCCGTCTTGATTCTTGTGGCGGCTCTTGGTGACAATGGAAGAAAGCAGTTCATCTTTTGTGGCGCCTTCTTCAATGTAATCAGCTAAGTCATAGCCATTTCCGGGCGGGAGATTGTCCCATTCCCACGAACGCGGATCGGCATACAGCCACGATGCTCCAGGATTGTCATTGGCGATTTCTGCCATGAAGGCCACGCCTTGTTCATCCCTGTCGGGAGCCAGGACAATCTTCTGTCCCTTGAAAAGCTGGCTGTAGTCGCCGTTGGTGCGATATTGCTTCGATCCGCCAAGGAAGGTGACAGCAGGCAGGCCAATAGCCCAGCAGGCTTCGCAGGTGAGTTCACCTTCAACGACGACGATGGGCAGGCCAGTCTTCTGACTCTCCTCAACGGCTTCCGAATATTTGTACGGCAAAATGCCGGCTTTCATCTCCTGCAAGAGCGCCTTCTGATTGGTGGCGTCCGATGGGATGGTGGGAAATTCTTGCCAGATGCGTTTTGAGCCGCTCGAATCGTCTCGATGCACCCGAACGATTTCTTCGCGCTGTTTGTTGTAGTAGGGGAAGTGATGCGAGCCAGTCTCCCTGTAGGGCTTTTCCCATCGCACCATTGGAGCCAGCACATTGCGGATGTCGGCCCTGTGAGCGGAGCTGGGGTCGTGCCAGCAGTTGTAGCCGCCTGTGGTCTTGTTCACCGTGAAGTCGTTGCCGCCGCATGCGGGGCAGACGAACTTGCCCTTCTCGTTGCTGGGCTGGAGTTGCTCGAGGAAGTCGAGGATGTTAAAGGCCATGCAGCATGGGAGGAATCAGACCATCATGCCATCACGAGCCTGCTGCCGCAAGGCTTGTGGGCCATAAGAAAAGCTAATGGTTGAAAGGGCTTGCAGGAGGGCTTTGTGGGCCTATGCTCGGGAAGCCCTCGACAAAACCATGCCCATCAGCCTTTATGAAGGCGGCAAGCGCCGCCGCCACCTTACCCTCTCTGACCAAGCCTATGCCCACCTTTCGGCCATTTCAAGCGCCGCCCAACTTAGCAAGTCCGAGGCCGTGGAGCGGATTCTTCGGGGCTTCAGCTTCTACGAGGCGGACATCCTTAAAGACGAAGTGTGGCCCAGCATCATCGACCATTCCATTCCCGGAGACCATGGAAACTAAAACTCTCTTTGTTTCGGAGATGATTCTCCTGCTCGAGCAATGCGTTGCAGAATTTGGCGACATGCCTGTTGGGGCGTATTCTGCTGAATACTGTTACGAACTGGGCAGAGCTGAACACCTCATGAGCGTGTCTTTGCGAGTGATGAGTTCTTACGCAGGTTCATCAGCGGAGAACCTGCCTGGAATCGACCTCTCAAGCGATCGATCCTCCACCCTCGACGACAAATTCCTTACCATCTTTTACAACGACAAATGAATGTTTCCGAACTGCGCGAAATCCTTGCCAAGGCTGAAGCCCAGCATGGCCCCGACATGCCCATTCTTCTCTGCTTTGAAGAAACGGCTATTGATGAGGGTTACGAAGAGGCTTCCACTGAAGGCATTAGCGATGTGCGAATTGTAGAAGATTGGCCTCTTCCTGGTACGAGCCTGACCACTTATGAAGGCGAAAAGCCCAAGAAGCTTGTCATTTTCTATGACAATCATTACAAGCTCGACTCGTCCATTGTCAAATGAACCACTCCTTGCTCACCTACGACCCTGCTAGTTTTGCTTCCATGACTCTTCCCGTGACTGCCGTGAACGAAGCCATGCTCACTGAGCGCATGCTTGGCCATTTTTCGCCCCTTGACATTTCTCCTGAAGCCTTTAAGAAAGCTTACGAGCTTCCCATTGGCGATCACGTTGAGAAGAACTACAAAGGGCTCTCCTATCTGTCTTGGCCTTTTGCCTTCCGCTACCTTAACGAACAATTTCCTGGCGTGTTCGTGGCCTTTGAAGAAAAGGAAGCTGGCTGGCCAGTGTTTGGCCGAGAGGGCTGCTGGCTGCTGCGTCCTTATTTGACGGACGGCATTAGACGCACTCCTGCGTTGGTGTTCCCCGTGATGGACAACAAACACAACGCAGTGAAGGAGCTGGATGCTCGTCAAGTGAGCGACAACATCCAACGTGCCAGCGTTAAGTGCATTGCCACCTTCACCGGCCTTGGCCTCAAGCTTTATGCAGGTGAAGACATTCCTAAAGCCGATGAAGAAACAACGTCCAGGCTCCCGCTCCAACAGGAAAGCCCGAAGCCTGAAGCGCGGACTGTCGCAAAGGAACAAAAGGCTGCAGAGCCTGCTGCAGCGTCTGGAGGCGATGGGACTTCTGCCTCTAATGGAGCCAGTGAGTTCGATGGCAAAGGAGCGCTTCTTGGCTTCTGCAAAGCCAATCCTCTCGGCAAAGCTGATGAGCGTGCAAGCCTGATGCTAGGCAAGAATGCGCTGCAGGCCCTTGGCTTGGCGAAAGGCGAAGACATTCAGGATGCTGAAATGTTTGCCAATGTCATCAGCACCATGGTCACTTCATGGACAAAGGAAGAAGGCATCAAGATTACAAAGGTGGCAATGGCAAAAGAAATTGATTGCCTGCGTGCCGCTTGTCTTGATGGAGCTGATGCTGCCATTGAATGGGTCAAGGCATATGTGGAGGGAAAAAAGTAGATAGAGCAGCAGCCAGGCTCGCAAGAAGCTTTGCGGGCCTGATTGCCTGCGACGAAAATGGCAACCCTCTCGATGAACATTATGCGTTTTTATGAGATCAAGCATTGCTCCGAATGCGGCAGTCTCTGGCACGACACGCCCATTCCAGAAGAAAGCCGCCATTTATTTGGCGGCTCCAAATGGTTCAGTCGCGTGATTCTCTTGTCGTCGTGGGAGACAGACCGTGGCTTTGCCTATCAATGCCCAGACTGCGGCACCACTTGGGACCGTGGCACTGGCGCGATCATTGACCATCCCAAAGTAAGCCTTTCGTTTCCTCGACCATGAAAATCGTTCTCATTTTCTTCTGCTTTTTGCCCATCACTGCTGCAGCTTGCAACCAGCCCATCATCAAAAACGGCTCCTGCCCGCTTGGCTACTACAGCTCTGGCGGCTATTGCATTCCCAGTCGTTGACGGTACAGTGGCTTGTCTAGACCTTTGTTTGGCAGCCACCGTGCCTTCGTTTGAGCAGTTTGAGCCGAAGCGCATCAGCCTCAACGGCAAACGCCACTACATCAACGAAGGGTTTCCCAATGTGCCGGAGGGCATCGTCCTGCCTTCCGTCACTACCTTCCTTTCGGCCATGGCTCCCGTAGCAAAGGTGATGGCCCTGATTAACTGGCGCAAGCGTGTGGGAGCTGATGAAGCCAATCGCCGCACCCGCCTTGCAGCCAACCGTGGCACCTGGATGCATGGTGTACTGGAAGATCATTTCGACGGGGAAGATATTGAGCACCACCTTGACAAAGCTCCTGACTGGCGCCCCTACTTTGAAGCAGTAGAGCCATTTTTGGAGGGCATTCAAGAGCCGCTACTGGTGGAAAGTGCCGTGGCCTGGTATGACGCCGGCCTTGGCATTGGCTATTCAGGCACGCTCGATATGGTGGCGCAAATGACCGGCGGCGCCATTGCTCTGGTCGATTGGAAGACCAGCTACAAGGAGAAACCTGACTACCAACTGGCCGACTACAAGCGGCAGCTAGGTGCCTATTCCATGGCAGTAGAACAAATGTACCAGCAACCCATTGATGAGGCATGGTGCGTTATTGCCTGCTACGACCCCGAAAACGAAGAAAGCGAGTCGTCGTTGCAGCTCGTCCACCTTGATGGCTTTGAACTGATCAACCAGCAGCGCATCACGGCAGACACTGTTAAGAGATATTTCAAAGACCACTACCCAGGAGGCAAGGCATTTGCGCTCACCATGGATAGGGGGTAAGATTGGCAGGCCCACAAAGGGCTCCATCACTCCTCAGGAGAAACACCATGGCTGGAAAGCCTCCAATCACTGCTGCTATCGACCTCACGGTTGACGTTCTGAAGGCCCTTAAGGAAGCAGGCCCCAACGAGCGCGGCAACTATTCTCTCGACATGGCTGTCTGGCCGAACGAGCGCAAGACTTCCGACCGTGCTCCTGGCTTCACTGGCTCTGTCAAGGTGAAAGGCCAGAAGGAAGGCGCCAAAGGCTATGCCAGTCTTTGGGACAATCGTGAAGGCGGCTCTGACGACCTTTTCTGAGCCATGAGCCTGCTCTACGACAAGGAAATTGCCAAGCTCGCAGAGCTGGACATCTTCCTTCCTTTCGTAGGCGAAAAGCGACGATCGCTTGACTGTGGAACCAAGGCCATCTCGTATGGCCTTTCCCAGGCAGGTTATGACATTCGCCTGTCGCCTGACCAGTTTTTGATTTTCGATGGGAAAGACTACAAAGGGAAAAGCAAGCCAACGCTTGACCCTAAGCTCATGCCAATCACTGGCTATGAAGCTTGTCTGAATCATGGTCCCCATGGAAGTTGGTTCGTCCTGCCTCCCCATAGCTTTGGCCTTGGCGTAAGCCTGGAATTGATTTCTATGCCTCCGTCCATCATGGGGCTATGCGATGGAAAGTCCACCTACGCTCGCTGTGGCATCATCATCAACGTGACGCCCGTTGAACCTGGCTGGGCCGGCCATCTCACCATGCACATTGCCAATCCCACGGCATTTCCCGCTCGCATCTATGCGAACGAAGGAATTGTACAGGTGATGCTTTACCAGCTCGATGGTGCTGTGGAAGAGGCTTATTCCGGCCACTACCAGAACCAAGGGGCTAAAGTACAGCTAGCTGCCGTGTAGGCATTGAGCGCTCTTGAAGATCAGTTTCTCAGCCTTTGGCAAGCGCATTTCCCAAAGTTAATTCTTGAAAGAGAATTTTCTGATATTGATGCGTGGGAAAAAGATTTTCAAGAGCGCTATTCTCGCAGCAAACGATCGAAACGGTATCGCCTTGACTTTGCTCACCCCCTCTCTCGCACTGGCGTCGAAATCCAAGGTGGCGTTTACAGTCGTGGCCGCCACGTCACTGGCTCTGGTTATGAGCGCGATTGCAAAAAATATAATCTCGCGTATACAAGCGGCTGGACAATCTTCCTCCTAACTTCTACCATGGCCAAAGACTCGGCCTGGCTTTCTTTGATTGCTTCGCATATTGTTGCACAATCTCAGCGGCCTCGCTCATAAGCTCATCTGCCGCCCGTAAATCAAGCTCTTTCTTGGCTAGCGCCTGACGAAGCTGAATGTTTTCCAGCATCATGCTCTGCAGGGCTGTGTTCATAGTGGACCAGCCTTCAAGCAAATTCTTTGCTACTGGCTTCAACTGATCCAAGCTTGAGCATTCGTCAATGGCTCGTTTGTTTACTGTCAAAGCAAACTGACGCTCTGCTGAATGCTCGAACGGTCCCATAATGCCCCGCTTGATCTGACCATTGTAGACCATCTCCACTGGAATACAAAAGCTCATGCATTCGCCCTCCTTTGTTGTCTTTAGGCTAAAGCAGCATGATGGTCGCAAGAGTTTTGTCAAAGCAGTGGATGATGGTAGGAATGCCGAAAAAGAAGGTTCGGACTGCCAGAAAGTCTTGCGCCCACTGAGCAGAAAACATAGACTGCCGCAGTTGCCCAAGAATTATGCATGGACCATTGGAGAGCGAGTGGTACTGGTCACCCTCACAGGGGCTGGTATGGTGCCGACAAGCCTCTTCGGCATCTTCCAAGGTTTTGTTAAAAGCAATGGAAGAAAAGCGGCAGTGGTCGCCTGGGAGCGAAAGGATACTCTCGTCTCTAGTACAGTGGCAATTCAACGCATCCGCCCCATCGCCTTCGTTCCTCAATGACTGTCTCTGACGACACGGCCACAAAGCTTGGACGCCTTGTTGGCTTAAGCATCAGCGCATTTTTGATCACTTGCCTGCGTGCATGGATGCTCAGCCTTTGCGCCGCCATTCTTTTCCCGACCTTTGCGCTCGGCTTTTGGCAGTGGTGGCTCCTTGCTTTTACCTTCCGCCTGATGACTGGTACTGATCGCACCTCCAATGACTAATTTCCCTTCCATTGATCCCCTTAAAGACGGCAAGAGCCTCGTGGCTCTCATCGACTCCATGGGCAATAGTTTGTCCGTGGTAAACGATGCTCGTCAAAGCTTTGACAACAGAAAAGAGCAATGGGATGAGAAGGACGAAAAGCTTCTCAACTATCTTGCTCGTGAGCACCACACAAGCCCATTTCGTGGCGTGGTGTTCAAGTGGCAGGTGAAGGCGCCTTTGTTTGTTGCTCGTCAATGGTGGAAGCACACTGTCGCTTCTACTTACGTTGACGATCAACTTGGCTGGAACGAAAAGAGCTTCCGCTATTGCTCAGCGGAAGATGCTCAGTTTTACATGCCTGACCAGTTCCTAGGACAATCGGAGAGCAACCGTCAAGCGTCTGCAGGCCCCGTTAGCACCAGCGCACAGTCAAGGGCCAGGCTCTTCTATGTGCAAGGCGTAGCGACGGCCAAGGCGGCCTATGAGGAGCTGATTGCAATGGGAGTGAGCAAGGAGCAGGCTCGAGCTATTCTGCCTCCTGCCATGTACACCAGTTTTGTCTGGACATGCTCGCTGCAGGCTTTGCTGCATTTCATCAGCCTTCGCATTGGCAAGGGCGCTCAGTATGAAATCGTGGCCTATGCCGAGGCTTTGTTAGAGCTTGCTCGCCCCATCGCTCCTGAAGCCTTTGCGGCTTTTGAAACCAACAATTACCAATTTTGATCATGCACGATCCCGTGAACAGTCCGTCGCACTATGCCAGCGGCGCCATCGAAGCCATCGAAGCTATCGAGGCTTCCATGAGCGGAGAAGCATTTAAGGGCATGCTCAAGGGCAACATTCTGAAATACATTTGGCGCTATGAAATGAAAAATGGCGCTCAAGACCTCAAAAAGGCTCAGTGGTACCTGGATCGCTTAATTGCTATGGTCGAGACAGAAGAAGTGAAAGCCAATGACACGGCGACGAAAGTGCTAGCCATCATGCGAGAAAGTTTGGGCTTGGAAGAAGAATGCACAGATGGCTTTTGTCCCATGCCCTCCGTCAGACAAGGTCCTTCAGAACTGTTCGAGCCAATTAACTAGCAAGCTTTAATTGCGACAAAGGCGGCCACAAAGCCGCCTTTTGCTTTTCATCATGCACTGGCACGATTCGCTGCGTTTGCTCCATCCATTGCTCCCACTCTCCAATGTCTGTATGAGCACTGATGAAGCTATGAGCATGCACCCACGCAAGAAGTTTTTCTTCCCGCTCTGGCGTCCAAAACTTCTGTGGTCGCCACCATTCAAACACTGGCAGGCTCCCCTTGCTCGCATTGCAGGACAGGCAAGCAGGAGCGCTGTTCCATTTTGAAAAATGCGGACCGCCTTTGCTCTTGGGAACAATGTGGTCGATGGTCAGATTTTCCGTCCACTTGCCGCAATAGGCACAGGCACAGTGACCAAATGGGCCTCGCAGGAAATAGTCTTCAAAAATGCTTTTTCGGAAACGACGCTTAGCTTCTCCAGGGCGTAATTCACAAAGGGAATAAAGAAGAAAGTCGGCCTCATTTCCTTTCCCCATGGCGAAATAAGTTGTCTTGCCTTAAGCCTACCCAGAAAAACAACGGCGTGGGAATTGTTTAGAATGGACAAAAAGCTTGCACGCAATGAATGCCTGGCAGGAACAACTAGCGCATTTGGCCGTGAGCATTACTGCTGGCATGCTGCTCGCCACTGGTGGCATGATGATGAGCATTGGCCAGCAGCAAGTGAAGATCACCACGCAAGTGGAGAACATTGCAGAGAAGCTTGATCAACTCACAGAAAATATTAAGGGCTTGGAAACAAGGGTGCGTTCGCTTGAAATTGGACGCTAGGCTTTAAGAAACTTTCTTTACGATCATGACTGGCGTCGAGTGGTTCGTTGTTGGCGGCATTGTCATTGCTGCTCTCGATCAGGTGATTCAACACACTCCTTGGAAGGAGAACAACCTCATTCAATTGCTCCTCACTGGTCTTAAGGCTATCTTCCGCGTGAAGGGCTGAAGCCAGTGGCCACAAGCAAAGAGTTCTGGGATGAGTGTTTTCAGCTTGCCCGCAAGCACGGGGCGCGATTTCCGGAGCTTGTGGCGGCTCAGTGCTGTTTAGAGAGCGGCTTTGGCCAACATACTTCTGGCAAGCACAACTACCTCGGTCTAAAAGGTGGGGGTAGTGTGGTATCTACACAAGAGTTTTACGATGGGAAGTGGGTGACAATCAAGGCGGGCTTCATTGATTTTCCAAGCTTATCTGCCTGCATCGAATATCTCATCACTCGCTGGTATAAAGACTATAGGCAGTTTAAGGGCATTAACAATGCTCCTAATCGTTACGCCGCTGCTCGCATGCTTAAGGAGCAGAAATACGCCACTGACCCAGAATATCCCGCGAAACTTTCGCGGCTCATGAAACAATACGCTCCCGAATCCACCACTTCTACCATGATCGGTCCAAAGAAACGCCCGCAAGATTTTGGCTTCAAGAGAGGCGACTCCCATTTGATCGTCAATGATCTAGTGGAGACAATGAAGGCTTTTTCTTTTGAAGGAAAACTACTATGGGAGATTCCCTGCTTGGCTCGTGGACAATACAGCGACTTTGAATGGAAGATTAAAAATTCTGACTGTCCTCCCGGCCTATACAAATTGGGAGCTATTTACAGAGACTATGAACGAGTCGGGAGCAACCCTGCTTACGACCGCACTCTAATGGCGTATGGCTGGTACACCTTTGACATGGTTGAGTTAGAAAATCAAGAGGCCAAGTACGGACGCTCTGGAATTTGCCTCCACGGGGGTGGGTCCGCAAATGGCTGGCCGGGCGCGTGGGCACCCAAGCAGCCGCTAGTGCCAACTCATGGTTGTTGCAGAATCTTTAACATTGATCTTCGCGATAAAGTATTGCCGCTAACCAAGGCGGGCACAGTATTTCTGTCAGTTTTCCAGGAAGGTTAAGCAACGTGCTTCCATTGCTCTTTTATTTTATGGAAAAAAGAGAAGGATGAACCGGCAGTCTTGGCTAAATGCACTGTGCTATGAAGCTGGCCTTTGGGCCGCAGGACAGTGGCCTTCGCTAGCGGGAAATCCTTGGTTCAAGATGCTCATGGCCTATTGCAGGCCCGAGTGGACAGAGTGGAAAACAAAAGTGGTAATGGAAGCAGTGGACAAGCAAGCTGCTGCTTTGGTGAAGCAATGGGAAAAAGACGAAAGGGAAACCAAGGCGAATCAGCTTGCCGACAAGGCTCGAGAGCTATTTCCTGAAGCCACTGTTACGCCCTTGCGCGATGCCATTATCCCTTCTGTGATGATCGTGCGTGAAGCACCTCCAGACGCTAGCGACGACATTAAGGCTCTGGGAGGGGAACTCCGTATCACTTGGCAGCTTCCCAGTAAAATGGAAGGAGAATAGGACAGACGATGGAAGTAATCGTAGGCTTAATGCTGCTGTCCGCAGGAGCGGCTCTCACGGGCCAATTGTATCTTCGCCTAGTACATCCTCATCATCCGTCCTATAGGCCCTTCTGTCCGCTTCCAGGCCACGATAAATAGCATTGTGTAGCTCCATGTAGTGAGCTAGTCCGTCGCAATAGTCCACGCCAAAAACATCGTACATGGCATAGCGATAGGAGCCCCTGTCTTTGATCTCCGCCTTGTGCATGAGCTTCATCATTTGCCTGAAGCATCTTGCTCTTTCCTCTATGTTGAGGCTGTCCCACCAAGCTTGATCCTCTGCTTGCATTCTTGTCTCTTCTGCTTGCCAAGCTCCACGAAAGGCTTTGATTTCAGGAGTGTTCAACCAATCCACCAAAGAATCCTCCATCAGTTTCTGTTTGCCGCTCAAGTTTACTCCTAAAACTCTCCGCAATCAATAGTTACATCGTTTAGCCACTTATGTTTGCAGGTGTGCCAGAAGAATCCTTATGCTACACTTGCAGTTCAAAGTTGGCTCCTTGATAAATGGCAATATCGTGCTTGCCTGGAGTGATCATGGCGGATCCTTGGCGCCTGTAAAATATTTCAGACAACTTCTCTCCACCCCAGCAGCCCTGTAGCCTGCTCGCTGGCGCTGCATTGAATAGTCAAAGCTATAACGTCGCTAGTACCGTCAATGGTGCTGCCAAGGGCTAAGGCGAGTCCGCTTTCGGGGTCAAATTCAATACTACTGCGCGATGCGACCAAACCTCCTCCAATAACAGTGCCACCAGAAAAAGTGCCGCTGCTCATAACTTCCACATTTCCCCTGCCATTACTAGCAGCAGTCCATGCGCCACTGATGGTTGGATTAAGCCGTAGTCGCCATTGCGCGACAACATTAGAAGCTGGATTTCCGCCTATACTGGCATCAATTTGAGCGGGAATTATCACGTTATCGGTGCGACCGCTAGCAATGCGAATAGCTGCTACAAGCGTTTCCGCAGTGATAGCAGTAAATGTTCCCACTCCTCGACCAGCTATATAGATGGGCCCCGTTGGCTGATAACCACCCTCGCTGACAACAGCAGTGCAAATCTGCCTTAACGATGCATTAGCCGCGATGGAAGAAGAATTGTGAATTCGATAAGACACTGGCAATGTTGCCGATGTCATATAAACACTATCAATCGTGTTGGCATGGTTAAATTCGTGACAATATTTAATTTCTCCGTCAACAACGAATCCACACCTTACGCGCCCCACCCCCAGCCATTCCAAGTCGGCAGTGAAGATATTAGCTTTTGAAAAATTTAAGGCAGAAAAAGTGTCAATATTCCACGACGACTGAGGGACAATGTTCTCTACCACTGTTCCTGTTGCTTTACTGCGAACAACGAACGAAATGGTCGTGCCACTTGCTCTCAACATTACACCATTGTTGTCGTTAAAAAAGCCAATCTCCTGCACCAGGCCATCCGTGGGAGCATTGCCAACAAAACTAGCCAGCACCATCAAGCTTTTGCCCGGCTGATAAGGCAGGCTCCGCTTGGAGCGCCGCAACACTGTATCTCCAGACGCAGTGGTGGTATTTAACTCCAAGGAGCTTTCATTTGGCAGATAAAGAGTGCTTCCGGTACCTACAGCTTGTTCGTCCCACAGATCGGTGCGCTTACTGTATTGCAATGCCGAATCAAACAAAGTGAACGGCTCGCTAAAGCGTTGTCTACCAAAAGCATCAAGAGCGCCACTGTCGGGGCCCTTGGCGAGTATTTGCCCGCGATGATCAGCCTCAATGTGAGTTTCAAACTGCTCACCACCGCGCACAATTTGCCCCATGACTAATCCTTAGCTTTCTCTCCATCGTAACAATAAGCCTGTTCGTATTCAGTGCCAATGCACAACATGCCTTCAATAACACTTTGCGGGGCATAGCCGCATGCCACCATAAACTGAAAGTATGCTCTAGCCAGTGCAGTGGCGGTGTCGGCGCTGTAAGTGTGATTGATTTCTTGGTACGAGCAAGTGTCGTGCATCACGCCATCGTCAGAAAAACGATGGGAAAAGGAAATTGAGTTGACGAAGGCCATGGAAAAGTAGAGGCACCAAGCAAAGCCTAGTGGCCAGTAACCCTTTCGTCAAGGCCCAATGAGCCCCAAGTCAGTAAGCGCAACGATCACGCCGCTCAGCGCCACAAGCACTTCGTCAACAGTGGACCCACCACTTGGAATGACAATGCCAGAAGGCTGCACCACTGCGCTGGCCCCGTAGAACCCCAAAACATCCAAGGCATCGCCGATTACTAGGCCAGAGCCAGCGGAAACAGTGCCGGAGACAGTGGGAGAAAGAACAATGGAAGCGGAAAAAGTGGTACCAGAACTAGTGCCTTCATTGATGGTCGCGGCATCTAGCGTGGCCCCGCTGGCATAAAGCGTAATGCCTGAAACAGTGCCTCCCGTGATCGTGGAGCCTTCAATAGTCGCTCCGCTGGCATGAAGGGTGGCTCCAGAAACAATGCCGCCTTGAATGGTCGATGCATTGATCGTGGTGCCTGAAATAGTACCGGCAGTCAACGTGGGCGATGTAACAACAGCGAGGTCGTAAGTGCCGCTTGTTACCGTGGCAACGTTGCTAATAGTGCCAGAAAGCGTAATATTAAAGATTGTGCCATCTTCAAAGGTCGAATTGTCAATCGTGCATTGGTCAATTACTGCATCAGAAATGGCCGTGTAATCAATTGTGCCGCTAACAATTGCCGGCGTGTTAATTGCTGCACTGTTAATAGTTGACGATGTGTAAGTGCCGCCAGAGATTGTTCCCTGAACAGTAACGCCAGAAAGAGTGGTGGCATTAAGAATTAAGCCGGAAGCCTGGGAAGTCCAAGCGGCGTCATAATCAACAACGCTTTGCTTAACAAGGATTTGGCCAGCAGTGCCTCCAGATGGCATCGTATCGCCACCAATTGGTCCCTGCACGCCAGGAATAGAAAGCTCCAGCTCCGTGGTTTCGCCGCTAACAATAGTAATGTTGATGTCGCTCATGATCAGTTCCTAGAACAAGTGCCGGAAACGGTGCAGGCTCCCTTGAGCCAATAGTAACGATCGCCACTGCCAGCAGTTGCGCTCACATCATATTTGTACAAACCAGTCTCAATGCCACTTGTTGTCGCGGGTGCCAATTCAAGCTCAAACACGCCACTAGCTGCATTCAGAATAGTAGGAGTGAAGCTGGCAATAATTGAACCATCAATGTTTCCGCAAATATCACTATCAATGGTATATCCAGAAAGATTAATCGGGGTGCCACCACTTTGCGTGACAGTTAGCTGCATGCGATAAGTGGCGTTTTGCAGCACCACTATGTCATAAGTGGCGGGATAGATCATCGCCCATCGTCACAGTTTGTTTCATTATAGCCTTGCTGCAATGTATTAAAAAGGGGGCCGAAACCCCCCTTGATCAACCCTGCCCGCGAGACAGTTTTCGTCCGTGGCTTGGCTTGCTATTTTTTCCCTGCCCTTGTCGCGTGGTTTTGGGGCGAGAAACGATGATGCGCTTACTGCTGGATGCTCCGACTTTGCTTTTAACAGCCACGAGGGACAGTGCGAAAGGAAAAGCTTAGCTAGCCCAAGGCGTGCCAGTGCCCTTTGTGGGCGTTTTTTGCTCGTCAATTTGCGCCTGAAGGGCGGCCTCAACTTCTGCCACCTTTTCGTCGCCAAGCTTGTCGAGCAGCCAGCCCACGACAGTTTCTTTTGTCAAATCGGCATAGGGAACAACCGAATCCTCCTCGGGGGCCTCAAGACCAATACTCCCATAGGCCGATGAACGGTAGGTGCCATCAAAGGCTTCAATGGTGTAGTGAAGAGTGTACACAATGCCATCAGAGAGCGTGCGCTCCATCGTGGCAATGTTCCAAGAAAAATCAGTCATGACGTGAAAAAAACAGTCTTAGTCAGCTTAGGGGATAAAAGAGTCAAAGACTAGTGGCCTTGCGCAAAAAACAAGTCTGGTTAGCAAAAAATGCGTCTGCCAGACCTGCGTTGCTCAAAAACACTAGAGAAGGTGACTACTGGGCTTCAAGCTCTTCAGCGATGGCGAGAAGACGTTGGCGGGTTAGCCGTCGCTCGTGCTGTCGAAAGTGCCCAAGGTCAGGCGCAATGGGCGGCAGATCCATTTCTGTCGGCACTACCAGATCCGCTGCAGCACGAAGGGCGGCGGCGATTAAGTGCTGCGTGTCGCAGTCAGGCTCAGTGTTTTCGCAGACAGCATCCAACACTGCCTGCGCTTGTGGGGATAGTTGAGTCATAAGTGGTTAGTGGGAATGACTACGAGCCCCAGCGAGCGAGGACGGCGCGGGCGTAATTTCTGCACCATGCGGAATCCTCTGGGTCTCCTCCCATTTCGTCGTAAAGCTCCCACAGCTCTTCATCCGTCGGCTCCTGCGGCTCGGGCTGAGCCAGGGCGGCGCGGGCGCGATTCAGCACATCAGCCTTGTACTGAGGGGGTGAAGGATTATCGAAAACATCCACCAGTTCAGCGCACAGCGCTCGAAAGTCAGTCGGGTAAAGTTTTTCTGTCATGGTTTCTAGGGAACTGTGGCCAGGGGCAGGAGCCGCAAACTCGCTGCCCCACCACTATAAGGTGTTACAGTGCTGCGGCTGACAAGGCACCGCAACGGAGGTGATATCCCGTTGCATGGGGGCAGGGGTGACATCCTGCCCCTTTTTAATGCCAAGCCCAACCATCCGGAGATTCCAGATAGTTGAGCCAGGGCCGTTAGCGAGTAGGGTTACTGGGTCTAGCAAGCCATCAGCACGCAGGGCACGCAGTAGCTGCCATCGTCGTAGGTGCAGGTGACGTGGGTTGAAGTTACCTTGGCGACGGTCTTGCTGCGGATGATGTCATCGTCCTGAGGTTTGGCGGTGCCATCGCCAGCGGACATCAGAAGGTCGCCACGCTGCACCGTTACACCTTCGGCAATGCGGATGATCATGTCGCCTGTCATTGCGACAAAGAAGTCCAGTGGACCATCTTTGTCAAATGAAGTGGAGACAAACACGCCCGCCACGTTGGGGTCGCCTTCAATGTCGCTTACCTTGGTTTTGTTGAGCTGTTCGTTAGCCTCTTCGCCCCACTCGCACATCTCGTCCAAGTTGGACATGATGGTTCCCTTGAATATGTTTGATGGGTCTTCGTCATTTGGCAGTTGAGACCAGCGGGCCAGGTGGCCGCCTCCGTAGGTGACAGTGGTGCCGGAAACCGAAATCGTGCCCTCGGTTGTATTGGCTTGACGTAATTGAACCAGTCTGCCATCACTTCCTTGCCTATTAAGTAACAAAGGAGGGTTTGCGTCGGATGCTTCTGTATTTACACAAATAAGCTGAGCTGTAGTGCCTGTGCTTGTCGAGTTGTTAATATAGACGCCGTTTATAGTATTATTGCTAATACCATTGTCGTTAAAGATAAAAGATCCAGCGCTCGTAATCCTCAGCCGCTCCGTCGGGCCGCTCTCTCCGTCGGCGGTAGTGGAGAACACTAACCTGCCCGGCATGTCGTTAGCGCCGGGGGTGCCGTCTACAAGGCAATCAATCCGAGCAGCCTCGCTAGCTTTGTCGTTTCCATCGGCTCCACAAAAAACAACGTACCCCAGTGCATCGCCGCTTTGAACAATGGTGTTACTGCCTGCGGTTGTTCCGCGAGATCGCGCCAAAGCAAGATAAGGCGCTTGAAATGCAGTCGTACTATTTGTGCAAAAACTAGCGCCTGAATTACTATAAGTCGTTCCTTCAATTTGCAGGCGAAAGTCAGCGCTGGCAATTGTTGAGCTAGTAGACGTGCCAACTAAGAGCCTGCCGGAGCTGTCGATGCGAGCGCGTTCGGTGCCTGTGCCAATACCACCAGTTCCGGTAAAGAAGCGAATTCCACTCTGGCTTAATCCACTAGAGTCTAAATCAATCCAGTAATTAGCAGTACGAATGCCAGTTGAAAAAACGCCACTATTGTTATCAATAAAGAATCGAGACCGTACGCTATTGACAGAATCAAGGAGGCTAATGCCTCCTGTAGCGCCTGGGTAGACGCTGAGGGAATCTTGGGGCGCAGTAGTGCCAATCCCTACGTTGCCTGACGAGTCAATCGTAAGCCTTGGCACCTTTGTTGAATTTGCCCCCGTTGTCGCACCACCAATCATGTGGCCGATCTGGATTGTTTCGTGAGTCGCTGCTGCGGTTCTTGTGCTACCAATAAATGAGCCGGCCGGTTCATTTGTGTCTCGATGCCCGGCAGCTAATAAGATATTAAAAGACCCTGAAGTCTGATTGTATCCACCAGCATTGCTGCCAATCCAGTTATCTTGACCCGCTACTACGTTGAAAGCGCAGAAAGAGTTTCCGCTTGGAACCATGTAAGTATTAGAACCAGCCCGCAACTGCGTGCCATACGCACCGATTTGAAGACCAGCAACAGGGCTACTAGTCCCCAGACCTAAGCGGCCTTCGGCTGTGATGCGGGCGCGTTCATCGTTTGCACCTCCAGCGGCGGTTTTGAAAACCAAACTGCCTGTTCTGCTAGAACCTGATGTTGCCCTATTGTCAACATTTACAATTGAAGCTAAAGGACCTCCTGCGTTTGTAGCCCCGTAAAAATTTATCGCGCCTTGCTCGGCTCCTTGCGAAGTAAATGTCCCGTAAATACCAAGGCCGTCAGAAGCGGTGCCGCCCGTCAGCACTTGTAACTTATTACTTGCGGAGCTCGTACTTATTCCGTTAATCCCTACAACACCACTCGCATTAACAAACAACCACCCCGACCCATTAGTTGAGATGGCTACTTGGTCGGCGCCGGGGCTGTAGATGCCGGTATTCAGGTCGCCAGTGAAGGTAATGCTAGGTGTGGCCGCAGCGCCAAGGGCGGCACTAACTACGCCAGTGGTGGTAATGGTCTGGCTGCCGAAGTCGGGGCTGATCTTGGTGCCAGCGATGGCAGCCGAAGCGTTGACATCGGCGTCAACAATTACACCAGCGCCAATAGCAGACGTGCCGCCAGACGCAATGGTAATATCTCCGGTGACACCGCTATAGGTAAGCTGCGCCATGCGAAAGGCAGGCGCTTTTCTATTTGTGCCGCCAGCGCCGTCGTCAACGATAAAAAGGTCGCCGTTCTCTAGCGCACCACCAATGTCGGTGGCTCCATCAATGTTCAAAGCAGAAACGCTGACTTTGTCTGCAGTGCTGATAGTGGCAAGTTTGGTGTCGACAATCGCAGCAGCGCTGTTAATATCAGCGTTAACAATGGTGTCGTTAGCAATCATTGTGCTGGTGACGGTGCCAGAGTCGCCAGTGGTAACGACTGCGCCCGTCACGTTCGGGAAAGTGATGGTATGGTCTGCCGTTGGATTTGTCACGGCAATAGTCGTTTCAAAACTATCGTCTGAGCTTCCCTCGAAAACCAAGCTGCCAGTCGTGCCAATTAGCAGTTCGCCAGTAACGGTGCCGCCTGCTTTCGGCAGTGCAGCATTTGCTAAGTCGTAAGCCGATTTAACGGCAGTAGAAGAGGCGATGGTGGTGGAACTAGTGGTACTTGTACTATCGCTTACTTTGCTTTGCAGGCCAGAAGGAGTGACAGCCCTAACGCCATCAGTGCCAGTTTGCGTTTCGGCAGGAGTGGCAAGTTCAACAAGGCCAACTGCTGCAGTCGTGCCTGAAGGCGTGAGGTTAACGAAGGCGCTGCCAGTGTAATAATTTAACCCAGGAGTGGTCAAGCTATTATCCACCCACAACTCACCCAGTGAATTACCGGCACTACCAGCGGGCACCGCGTTAGGGGCTGCGCTTCCCACATGCGCGGGGCCCACCTTTACGACTCCGCCGTTGCTGTCCTTGAAAAACAGAGCAGGAGTGCCTGACGCGGTATTGATAGCAAGTTGTCCGTCTACCAGGCCCGACGCAGTAGGGCGTTTATCAGCAGTGGACGAACGAAGATGCTTAAGAGTGGAAGCCATAGCGATGGATGCCGAGCCCAAAAGGCGGCGGTTAATTTCGTTTTATTCTAAAGCTAAGTGTATTCTCCTTCGTCAATTACGCTATCGCTTTCGTTGATAATATGATCAATATCGTCCCATGCTGTGTAATAAAAAGCATTAGCCGTTTTTACTAGCACTTGTCCAAACGTACCATAGGGAGGCACTTCCTTGCCTGCGTAAACAAATTTGTCGGGACGATGAGGCATTTACTTTCTCCCATGGCGAGTCAATGGCTTAGTAAGTGCCATCGTCAGCAATGCCAATGGTCATAATGCCGGTGCCTGATGCCACAACCACTTCCGAAGATCCTCTAACAATGCCCGTAGCGCCGCTGGTGGCAATTTGCACCCTTGGCCAGACAAGCTCGTTGAAGTCCTCTTGACTTGCCACGCCAGATGCCACTGGAATGAGCGCAGCGCCATCGACCAAAACATCTTGGTCACCCACGCCAGCCACGGCACTAGAGAGGTTAATTTTCGTCCAAGTGGCACCCACGCCCTGCGATAGCACCCAGTTACCAATAGCAAGATTTTCATTGGGAGCAGGAGTGGTGCCCACACCACTAGCGGTGACGATCAAATAGATGCCGTTACTGCTTGTGTTGGGGCTAGATAGTGCCTGGCCGACGGTCAAGCCAGCTTCAATGCCATAGGAGTTGATACTTTCAACAACATTCCCTGAAGCGTTATAAGTGCCGCCAAAACGCAAGTTGATTTGCGTGGGACTGCCATAGCCAAGGTTCAGCCAATAACCATTAGGCACTGGAGTAACTTCTCCCACCCAAATGTAAGCCGATCGGTCATTAGGGTTGATCCACCATTGCCCAGCGAATTCAGGAGTGGGGGCACTTTCACTAACTTGCGCAATGCCATAGTCTGCAAGTTGTTGGGCGGTAACGCTATTCTCCGCCAAGAAGGTGCTGCCAAAGGTGCCGGTCGTAATCTTGCTCGCGTCAAGACTTGGAATGTCACTTGCCTGTAGCGTTGCTTGAGCAGAAACAATGTGTCCTTGCGAGTCGATGGTTACAGGACCTGCATAAGTGCCAGCAACTGCTGCGTTGCTATGGTTCATCACTCCCAAAGCGCTTACGCTTAGACCAGCCCCCGGACTAACGGCGCCGACAGTGCCACTGGTGGCGACTGGTAGATCGGCAGCAGCAAGGCTTCTGAAAGTAGGAGCTGCATCTGCGCCCGTAGAAGGTCCGGCGAACACGCGATTCGCAACTTGCGTGTCAAGCGTTGTCGTGATAGTGGCCGAAAAATTATCTGGATAGGCAACTGAGAACGCAATGGGAGTGGAATCGGTGAAAGTGAGAGTGCTAATGGCGGCCTGCCGCTCCCAAGCTGTTCCGTCCCATGTGTATTCAAACTTGGTAGAGTCATCAAACCATTTTTGCCCGACAAACGCGCCATTCCCCACAGGCGCGTTAGCGGCGACGATGGAAGAGGAATTGTCAGCCAGCTTGACAGCCGTTACACCACTGTCAACCAACTGATCAGTGCCGATGGCTCCATCAGCGACCTTGGCTTGAGTGATTGCATCGTCAGCCACATTGACTGTGACCACGGCATCAGCAGCCAATTTTCCGGCTTCAATACCACTGGCTGCAATTTTGACATTTGTCACTGCAGAGTCGGCTATGTTTGCCGTAAGAACTCCCCCTGTAGAAATCTGCAGCCCGCTGATAGTCGCACTGGTAATCTTTGCGCCAGGCACGCTGCCATCAGCCAGACCAAGCTTGGCGTAGGCAATGGTGCCATTAGCAATTTTGTCGTTCGTTACCGCCGAAACGCCAAGGGCAGTGGTATCGACTGCTCCTGCGGCAAATTTGGCGCTGGTAATACCAGAGGTTGCCAAGGCAGCAGTGCCGACTGATTCGCTCGCCAGCTTGGCAGCAGTTACAGCCGCAGAAGCAATGGTATTAGTTGTAACTGCGTCTGCGTCAATCTTGCCTGCCGTAACGCCACTAGTAGCTATTTTTGCGCTTGTAACGGAGGAATCCGCCAAGTCTGCCGTGGCAATAGTGCCGTCAACAATTTTGGCAGAAGTGATAGAACTGTCAGCAATTTTTGCCCCTGGCACGCTCCCATCGGCCAGGTTGAGCTTGGCATAGACAATCGTGGTATCGGCAATCTTTGCATTGGTAACTGCTAAATCTGCCAGGGCTGCATTGTCAACCGATCCCGCTGCAAATTTTGCACTAGTAATGCCTGAGTTTGCGAGTGCGAGCGTGCCTACGGCTCCATTCGCCAGTCTTGATCCTTCAATAGTGGAGGCAGCAATATCACCATTAACGATGGTGCCGTCAGCAATCTTTGCTGAAGTGACAGTGCTGTCCGCGATCTTGACTGTCGTAATGCTGCCATCAGCCATAGCAGCAGTGCCTAGCCCTCCTGCGCTGATCTTGGCAGTTGTAATGGCGGCGTCAGCTATCTTTATAGTGGTAACTGCGTTGTCTGCAATGCCAGCAGTGGGCATTACAATTTGTCGATAATCACCCGCCGAATAAACTTGAAAATTGCTATCAGTTGTGCGATACCAGCCGCGTCCAGCAAAATTGTCAGCGGTGGGAGCAGTGCTTTGCTCTGCGATAGAACTATCGTCGGCCAGCTTAATGGCCGTAATTGCACCAGTGCCAATGGCAGCAGCGCCAAGCTTGACAGTACTAGCCTGGTTGAGCTTGCTTAAGTCAATATTGCCACTTGCCGTAAGCGCAATGCCGTTTTGAATTAAGTCAGATGCATTGATGCGCTTGGTTTCACTGGCACTAATGTCAACAATAGGAAGTTGATCATTGGCAGCCAACGCAGCCCCAGTAAGCTGATTTAGCTGGGAGATTGTTTGGTCCGCCATCTTACACTATCGTGAGAATTGCATTGATTCTAGCCATTGTCCTCTTTTCTTTAATCATCGACTTCCTTCAGCAAGGCATCAACGCCAAGTTCTTGAAGCAAAATGCGATCATCATTTTCTTGGAGCACATAACCCGGCGCTTGTCCAATTAACAACTTGATTTCCCCAGTGGTCAGAAAATCAATGGAAGTGGAAATAATGGCATCGCTTTTAACTTCTACTCCGGCTCTGGTGACCACCCCTTCAAATTGGTAGTACACATCTAATGTACTGCCGTAAACACTATCATCCGTGAGAAACAATTGTGCCTCAAAAGAGCTACCAATCTCTATTCGCTGGATAATTTGCAGCATTAACACTGGCAGCTCTTGACGACTACTAGCTGCTCCTTGGTAGGCAAATAGACAATCAATGGATCCGCTGCCACTGATTAACCCCGCTGAATATTGCTGCTTGAATTTATCGCTCAATGCCGTTGTTTCTACAGCCTCCCTTTCTGTTTGAAGCGTAAAGCCAGTGACGCCTCCAAGAGTGTTGAAGTCGGTGTCTTGAATTTCAATGGTAACAGGCAGTGGTTCTCCAGTAAAAGCAATGAGCGGCAACTCATTCGCTCGATCATTGTTAACCGCATCCTCAAAGTCTCTGAAAAGGCGAATGCCGCCAGCAGCGTTCACATTTGCGTACAGAGCAATGCCTGCCTGTCGTTCATTCACTTGCGGCCATGTCGACGGAGATAGAAATACAAGCTTGCGAGCGTCTTCTGTTCTCACCACCAATCGATCGCCTGTTAAGACGTTCTCCATTGAACCGTCAAAACTAAAACGATTCAAAATGGTATTGACATCATCGGGCTCGATAGACGTGTCAAAAGACGTGGCCTGCGTGCTACGACGCAATCGAACCGTGCCCGTGTGCCCCGCGAAGAATGTCATTGAAAATCAAGTAAGAACTTCCACGAAATCTCCATCCATCGTAAATTGAATGGGAACAGTGGAAAGTTCACCAGTGGATACAGTCACGCCAATCGAAGTGATGTAGGCCCAAAATTTAATGTCATCATTTGCTCCTCCTCCGGCATTGAGCTCCAAAAACACTCGATCAGCCTCAGTGATTAAGCCAGTCTTGCCAAGGCTATTAGCCAGCAAAGTATTAAAACCATAAAGCGTATTTACTTCACTACCTTCAAGCCTGTAGTAGATCAACGTGGCGCTACCAGTGGCTCCCTTTACGCCGGGCGTAAAAGTATTAACCCCGCTGTCAATAGAGTTAGTAGAAATAAGTTCAACAGTTGTGTCCAGACTCCAGTCGCGAATTTTCGCCACTTGACGAATATTGGTGGGAGCGGACAATGAACTAGAAGGCGCCGTGCTATCAGTGGTGCCAAACGACAGGCTTCCAGAGCGGCCAGTATAGAAAGCCATGGAAAATCAATAAGTTTGTTGCTTGTATTCTAAAAGCATTTTATTCAGGACGGCCATCAATTGTAAACAGTCCAGCCACTCTTGCCGCCAATCCTTTGCTGATTAGAGAGAGTCCGTTTTCATCCACGGCGTGTTCAACGGCTCGCACGGTCACCTCGCCTTCCTCATCCATCGCAACTTCTGTCACCTTGAACACTCTCTTATTTTTAATTTTAGTACCAAGCACAAATATATATCCTTCGTAAGCGGCAAGCGCAGATGCAGTATTGTTGGAAACGCTGACGCTATTAAATGCAATAGTGCCCGACGTGGTGGCGTTGGGATTGTAAAGAAGAAACTGGTACGAGCCATTGGCGATGGATCCAGCTAGGGGCAGGTCCAAAGCGCCTCTAGGGCCAATGCTGCCAGTCTGGATGCCATTCCACTGGTTCTGCGCCAGCTCCACATAGATGTAGCTTCCTGGCGCCACAAAGCTGTCCGTGGGAAACGTTTTGAATTCAAGGGCGCGGCGAGAATGACGCTTGGTCTGGCAAAGAAACTTGCCCACGAGGATTGCCTGCTCTCTGCGAGTGACAAACGATGAAAGGTCGATGGTTTCACGAATGGCAAGATCTGCATTGGTATCGCTCAAATGCACATCTACACTGTTGTTTTTCGGGAATACGCCATCTCTTTCATTTTGTCTGAAAATAATAGTGGCAACAATATCTTCGGTGCCGCTTCCATAGTCAAGAAATTCTTCTTTGTAGCTGTCCTCAAGAATGTTGCCTTGATTGAACAATGCACTAATTGGCACCTGCCTAGAAATGGCGCCAGTGTTTGCGTCGTAGGGCACTGCAGGCAAAAGCGTCTCCCTTCCATCGCGCTTGGCAAGTTCAAGCAGGCTAAAAGTAGAATGCACCGACCAAAACTCTCGCCATGAAGACGGCTCAGCAATCACTCCGTCCATGAACAGTCCATTCACCTCACAAAATTTCTTACTTCTGGATAGCTGCTCAAGATCAACTGAGAACAAATCGCCAGCATATTTCCCGATGCCATCGTTGTAGTCAAGGACTGTGTCAACAAAAATGTCGGGAGCGGTATTTGCAAAGCCATTGGGGACAGGTGAAAGATATTCAAAATTGGGCCGCCCCCACGAAACACCATTGATAGTCCCAGAAGTTCGTAATAGTCTTGATCGGCGCCCTTGCGTTACAAACATGCTCAAGGAACGCAAATCCTGCACATTCTTGCCGGAATACAAATTAAAGCCAACAAGCGATGCATCTTGGTATAAGCCGGGAAAGTTGTTAAATTGCTCAACAATTTGCTCGCTGACAGCCCCGAGCGTAAATTCTGGCCCATTGTCAAAAGAAAACTGATACTGAGTGTCCGCAGTATTATTAAATAAGTCCCATTCGTTTGTTTGGATGGGGGAATTGTTCAATGGAGGTAAAAAATTGGTACTGTTGACAATGCTTCCCGTAAAAGAAAGAGTTCGGCCTTGCCCTAGCGAAATAGTCGAGGCATTTCCACTGTTCTCTACATAGAAAAAACGATATGCATTGCCTTCATTTAACAAGCTTTGCTTGAATTCAGCAATTGTATCTTGAACGGCTTCTATTTCAAAGTGCCAATTAAATGAGTTGCTAAGTCCAGACTGCCCAGAATTAAAGCGCAAGTAAACAAAATTGTCATTGTCAGCAGCGCGTCTTACAACAAAAATGCCCTTGACATAGGAAAACCCTGCATCGGTGGATCTTTTGTACTTAACCAAAAACATGGCAGTTCTTAGCTTAATACCATTGTCGCTAATCGGATAGCCAGCTACGCGATTACTACCATAAACCTCTTGACGCCCGCTAATCCGCCTAAAAGACCTAGCCTTGATCGCCAAGTCAACAATATGACAAGGAGAAATTGTTTCGTAACTTGCTTTCTCAACCTTTGAAAGCACCTTGGTAAAGAAAACATTGTCCGATCTATTTCCTAGCGCAATATCTTCTTCGTAAGTAATAAAGTCGCGAAGGGCTTGCTTTTCGCCCTCAGTTAAATTTCTTTGAAATACAAGTCGGGTGCCGGTAGAGTAAAATGCTCCGCCACGCATATAACTGAGGGTCCTAAATTGCTGATAAACGAAAATATTGCCGGCGTTTAAGAGTGCTTGGGCGGTAGAAATGTCCCTGCGCTGATCTGCATTGAGAAGGCTATTGGCTGTATTTTTTAATGACACATATGTTGGATCGCTCTCCGCTATTTGTTTTGCATCTTGCTTTGCATTGGAAATATTGTAAGCCACGCTTGGTGCAAGTCCTTGTTCGATGCAACGTAATGTAACAATTACATCGCCCTCCTCCGTGGATCCCCTGTTGGCACGAAGTACGCTAAATTTAGCCGAACCAAGTTTGAAGATGGCGGCGTTGTCAAATGCAGATGACAATGCTCGTCTTTGGTCGGCGGCCTCCAGCTCAACTGTTGACAATCCCTCCTTGTTAGTGGCGCTAAGAGTAACAGTGAGAATGGACCCAACAGGAACGGAGCGCAAAGTGCTAGACGGAAGATTGGACCCCCATAAAGCCGCACGATTTGGACTTGTAATGGCGGCTTGAACGCCACTGGAAACAGACTCTTCCGCACCAGCCTCATTGCGAATAATTACATCGGCATTGATTGGCACGGGAGAATATAGGCCAAATTGATTAGATGTGGCAGGCGAAAGAGCATGGCTAAATCCGTCGCCAGCGGAAGTAGATGACGATGGTGAAATACGGTAGAGGTTGCGACTGCCGACGCCAGCAGCGGCAGGATCACTTTCGCCATTGCCTCCATATATCAAATCATTTCCGCGAATAATGCCAGTATTGTTAGGGCGAAAATACAACCAATAGTTTTGTGCAATTAAATTGCGGATGGGAGTTTGTCCAAAAGCAGTGCGATCGGCATCAATGGCCCCAATGCCACCAGCGCCAAGCAGCAAAAGCATTTGAACATACTGACTACTGCCAAAGCTTTTAACTGAAGACCACAACAGTGAGGTGGCCACCCTCACGCCACCGTTTGCGTTGGCAGCAGTATTGGTGTAAATAAGGTTGACGGGATCTCCGTATTTCGCTAAATTCTGGACGGTATTAAAGCCAAAGCGAGGGGCAAAAATATCATCGCGAGTTTGCTGACGCTGACCTTGGGGTGTAATTGAAGGAATTTGCGGCTTCGGCATCAAAAGCGCCGACGCCACTTGAGCTAGTATGCCAACAACGGCCAAGACAATTGCGACGACTTCCCAATTTCTAACATCTAAAACAGTGCCCGCCTTGATGTCGGTGTATTCTTGCTGCAAAAGAACAAACTCTAAGTATTGTTCTTTTGTGATGCCAAGCGTCTCAACTAGCTGATGTTCATACGGCAGAAGCTTGCGAAGATTATTGCTCATCAATCTGCCCAGTAGTATTTGCCTTTTGCCACTTTAGCGAAAGGCAGGGATATTACCTTCTTTCCAGGACCCAGCAGAAGACAGTTTTGGCTGTCAGTGATTACGGCCATAGCCAAAGAGCCATTAGGCGATGGAAGATAAAATACCGCTCCCGGTCGTGGCTCTACGATTTGCCTTGCGTTTTTCCATAGCCATTTAACTATTTGCTTGTTGCTAATTTCTTCGGGCTGGCACTGCTCGTACACCCAACCAAACTCTTCCATGAAATCGTGCAGTCCTAAACGTTTTCGCACTTCCATGCAAAGCGCAAAACAGTCAGTAAAACCGCTTCCATCTTCTGGCCTTCTTGCCCATTGATGCTGAAGACCAATAAGATCGTTGAAAGAGGACGATGGAGAGGGTGTCATTGCAAGAAAAGATCGGCGTTAAGGGGAAGAATGCCCACTAAGTTGCGGGACAAGGAACGAGCAGGAAAGTTGGCTCCTACACTGTCCATTGCGCTCCTGAATCTAAGCTCAATCGTAGTCTCGGAGAAAGCAGCACCAATGCCAATGAAGCGCTCCGCATAGCTTTTAATGAGGCCATTGTTGACATTTAACCATGCCGTTGTAAGCGTGAGACGGCTAAGTCTATTGCCGTTGCCTTGTTCGACAAGACGAATGGCCACTTCTACGTTTGGAAACAGCACTTGCACCAGTGCGTTGTCTCCGTTTAGATTGGAGGTGGTGCCTTCTGCGCGGAACGGGGCAAAGGCATATTGTTCTCCGTTCCACCTTACTTGCTCATTGACAAAATAGTTTTGGTAGCGATGGATGATCGAGCCGGGTTCGCGACCAACGACAATGGTATCAGTGGTGCTTAAATTTGCAAGGCTTTTGGCAGCGGCAGCATTGGTGAATGCTACAAGCTCAAAATATTGAACAATGCGAATATTGCTCATCTCTACACCAAGTCTGCAATGAGCTTAACACCTACATTGCTAATGCTTCGATACACAGCCTCGATAGAAGGAGCTTCTGCATAAAACCAAAGCGTTCGAGACGGTGCCTTGATGAGATTGATAGTGGTTGCACTTAAACCTGCGAACACTGCATCGGGTATAGTAAAGCCAATCGTTTGCCCTTGTTGCGTGTTGTAATGGTTGATTACTGCCTGCACAGTCGCCTCCGGCACGTTTTCATAATCAAGCTCGAGACTGAAACCGAAGGGGCGATTACCAAAGCTGCGGCGAACAGTCTTCCCTGACAATGCACGGTAAATCTTCGTGGGATACTCCCCCATGGTCAGGCGTCTGTTTGTTGGCTTAAGCGATGGGAAAATGGCCATGATTAACGAAGACCAACGCGACGACGAGAAGAAGGAGAATTAGCAAGCTTGTCAAGAGCAATTGTTGCTCCGCGAGTGGCGCCTTCTCTCACCGATATTCTACGAGTTTCCGCCATGGCGGCTTCCAACTGAGCCCTGTCAACGTATTCCACGCCATTGATGGTAGTAGTTTGGAAGCTCATGGAAAGCATTGGCGATGCTCCAGCTCCTGCCATGTCGCTGCCCATTTTGTCGCGAATGCTTTCGCCCTGCATTTGCACGGGAATAGAGCGGCCATCAGGCAAGGGAACGATTGCTTCGTTATATTTGCCTTCGCCCACAAGACCGAGAGTGGGACCCGTGACAATGCCACCATTTGCAAATCCAAACATGGAGAAAGATCCGAATCCACCACCAGCTCCAATACTGCCGAGTCCAGCGGTGCCACCTGTGACTCCTGCATAGCTTGTTGGAAGTGAGGCTGTAGCTCCAGCACCGGGGGTCAAAGCTCCTGCGCCTGACAGTCCAGACGCAGCACCCCCCATTACGCCCAAGGCTTTCAAGATGATCCCATAAATCATCATTGTGATTTGCTGGGCAATGATTTGCGCAGCCATATCTAAGAAATGGTCGGCAATACTTTGCATCATATTTGCAAGGGCTTCTTGAGCACTCATCGAACCAGAAGCGATATCCTTGAAGGCCTGCCCAAAGGCGCTTCCAATCGCTTTTGCGCCCTCTACTGCCTGGAATCCCCAATTAGTCAGATTGGCAAGTTCCTTCTGCGCTTCACTAGACGCTTCAGTTAAAAACCCAGTTGCGTCTTGAGGCTGATCTTCTAAAAGTTGCTTTTGAGTGCGACTTTGTATTGTCGCTTGAGCAAGCGCTGGACTTTCGACTATGCCACCTTGAATGAGAGCCAATCGATCGCGTAAAATTTTAAGTTGTTCTTTATCGTTATTTGTTTGATTTTTTTTCGCATCTAAAATGCTAATTTCCGCCAGTGTTTGTTTTTCAAGCATTGCCAGTTTTGCCATCTCGGTCGCAAACTGTCTTTGTGTTTCAACTGTAATTTGAGCAATGGCAGGAGATAGGCCATTTTTAACAAGCCGGAAATATTCTTGCCTATCTTCTAGTTCAGTTTTTGCGGTGGTAGCAATGCCAACCATCGCATCTTGAATGCCTTGAAGTTCCGTTTGAATTTGCTTCTGAATTTCTGAATTGGTGGTTAATCTTTCTTTTTCCGCATCAAGACGCAATTTTTCGATTTGCAACTGTTTCTCCGCCGCAGGAACGTCTTGATCCAAGCGAACCTTTGCAATTTCACTTTGAATGCGAAGCTGCTCCTTTATTCCGTTAAGGCGGATAACAGCTAGCTGGTTTCCGCCCAAATCCGCTACGGTTATTTGCTGGTCAATACTCAATAACTCTTTCGCCAGCCTCAGCTCTTCAGTCAGCTCAGCAACGCGACTTTCTCTTGTTTTTCCCGCTCTTGCGCCTCTTCTTCTTTCAGGCTTTCCAAGCCTGTCAAGGGACATGCCCGCTCCAGCTCCGCCAAAAGTGAGATTCGATGGAGTGAGAGGGGCATTAGCTTGCTTCCATGCCGCATTTCCACCAAGAGCAGCAAAAGCCTGCTGGGCTTGGTCAAGCTCTTGAAAAGCACCACCTCCTCTTACATTGCCCGTGGGGCGAGTCATTCCTTTGGTCGCCGCTTTTGCCTTGTCAAGCCGTGCTTTTGCTTCTCCTATGGTCGCCATTCCAACCGCTTGACGAATTTGGGAGAAAAGGCTTTGAAAAATCTTTCCCACTTCAATCGCAAATTTTGCAACAACGCCCAGCAACTGTCCTAATACTTTAACAATTGGCCCAATAATACTGGCCCAGTCTGAAATAAACTGTCGCAAATATGCTCGATTTTCCGTGATAAACTTGGCCACTTCTTTGATGGCACCAGTTAACGCATCTTGTATTTCAGCTCCAATGGGGGCAAATAAAGCTCCAACTTCGCGAGACAATTCTTCCAGCGCAATCTGCAAGCGCCTACCAGCAAATTCGGGAGCAGTGGCAAGTTGCTTGCTAAATGCTCCATAGTCCGTGTAATTTTTTTCCGCAAAAGCAACAAACTCTTTTATGCCAATTTTTCCTTGCTCAAGCCCTTCTTGTAATTGCTCAAAACTGAGTTTGTTGGCTTGGGCGAATTTCACCACAGCACCAGGAAAACGCTCGCCCAACTGTCCGCGCAATTCCTCTGCTTGCACTCCTCCCTTGCTCATGATTTGCACAACGGCCCTCATCGCGCCTTCCAAGTCTTCAGAACTTCCGCCCGTGGCCATAATTGCCAAGGCGGTGCCTTCCATAATTCTTGCAGTCTCTTGGACTGACAAATTATATTGCTTAGTATTTACTCGCAACTGGGTGAAAAGGCGGGTGGTCTGTTCGAGAGGCATTAATAGTCGTTGACTCATGCTGCCAACAGTCGCTTGAGCTTCAGCAAAGTCTTTGGCGTCGACTGATGCCATTGCCAGGCCCCTTTGCATTTGCATGAGCGCCGAGGCTTGCGTTGTCATCGCTGACACACTTGCCAAAATGCTATCGGTCACTTGTCCGATGGCCGCGCCAGTAAATGCTCCAGGCACTCCTCCCATTAGACCACCAGCAACGCCTCCAAGGGCACTGCCAACGCCTCCCCCCATGCCCCCGCCGTAGAGGAATGCTCCACCAGCGGCACCAAGCCTTTGCCCTCTTGTAACAGGCTTGCGACTAGCCTTTTCAGTAAGTCGCTCTGCTCTTTGAATTTCTTGATTAAGAGCCTTCCATTCGCTAGTGTCAGGAGCAATTTCTCTTGCTCGGTTTTTAAGAATGACGAGCCTGCTTTCAAGAGACGCAAGACTTGCAGGGTCGTAAGCCCCCAAGTTTTCTCTCATTTGAATCTCTTCGGCCAATCTTCCTGCTTTTTGTAGGTCAATATTTACTCTTGCAATTCTTTCTTGTAAATTGTTCCACTCAGGAGTATTTGGCTTAATTTCAGAAGCTTCAATTTGCAGCGATTGCAATAACTTGCTCAAAGCTTGATAGCTGCCGCCTTCAAACTGTTCAGCCGCACCGCGCAATTGCAAAGATTCTGCTCGATTTTGCACGCGCTCTCGTTGCCCCATGGCCGCGCCAGCTTGCCGCTGCGCCATTTCGAAGCCGGGCTGGCCTGGGGCTATAGCACGAGCTTTTCTTTGGCGAAGCTCGACAATGCGATCAAGCCTGCGCAGGCTTGCATCCATCATCGCCACAGCATTCCTAGTGGCCTCTTGAAGACTTGCGATTAGTCCATCGTTAAAACCCTGCCCTGCTTGTTGGCCGATGCGGAACATGGCCCGCGAGGGCGATTGAATTTCAAGAGCTTGTTTTAGTGATTTAAGCAGCTTTTCACCTAGAGAAGTGGATACTTCTTTGAGTTTGCCTTCTCCCTTTAGAATGCCCTGAATAAGACCGTCCAATGCCTCAGCGCCGGCAGTTGCAAAACCAGTTTTTAACTCTGCCTCAAGCTGTGTTCTTGCTCGATTTGCAGCGCCTTGAACAATGTTCAGTCCTTTTGCCGCCTCAAAAATAGACTGTACTTGAGGGGCGCTTGGTCCCCCTGCTCCTGGCGAGGTGGAAACAACACTTCCAAGTGCTCGCGCTTTTTCTGTGGTGCCACGAATGCCACTTAATTTTGCTGCAAGTTTATCAGCATTTGCAATGGCACTTTTAATACTTGCATCATTCAAGTCAATGCGATATTTCCGTTGCCCTAGCTGACGGCCCAAGAGCCGCATTTCTTCATTGATAGAAGCCCTGCCGAACTGAATCTTAATGGGCAGTACGAAATTTGACGCAGCCTGAACAAGACTCGGCAGCGCAACAGTCTTGAAGCTTTGCAGATCAAAACTAATGCCTAGTCTTAGCTCGGGACTACCTTCCGCCATTTGATAATTTCCGCACCCTTAGCCATTATTATAGCTTCAGCTTATTTCTTCACGATTAGATGCAGCCTTCAAATCGTCAGCTAGCAAAGCGAGAAGCCTGCCGTCAAGCTTTTGTTTGTTCATTAAATTGCGCACCACCCGCAATGTTTCGTCCGTAATTCCATTTTCTTTTTTGATTTTTCTTGTGTCAAATGGAAGAAAGTCGTCAACGGTTGCATTAACTTTTTTACCGGAAATTGCTCCCATGACCACCATGCAAAGCTTTGCAGTTGACATGCTTCTTGCATTGTGCTCCGCTATATCTCGCGTTTCCAGCCATTTCAGGGCCGCTAGCGCATCTTTAGCTCTTTGACGCGCAAAATTTTGATGGTTCCAGCGATCATCTCGAAAGGCAGACGAAGAAAGCCGAAAGTAAATTTTATCCCATGGGGATTTAGAAGATAGTGTTACCCTTGCTCGCCGCTCTAGCTTCTCGACGTGGCTAAGGCTATCTTCTTCTAAGCTTTTTTTTCGGGCTTAGAGGCCTCCTTGTCTTGCTCGTCATTTACAAATGATAGAACTTTTCGAACCAAAGGTCTGGAAAGCTTTTTGGTGTCTTCCATTGTCCAGTCCTCCAATGGCTGCCATTCTCCAGAGATGAAACCTTGACCCCTAGAGCGGATGAAAACAGTCACGAGCCTTGCGCTAGAAGAGTCTGCGCTTTTAGTCTCGTCCAAGAGGGTCAGCACTTCGTCGGCAAATTCGTCTGTCAAGTCCTCAGTGGCAACCTTGCCCTCTTGAAGCAACGCAAATGCGTCTTCTAGCGACATCTTTTTAACCTTGGCAATTTTACGAGCCAGTTGAACTGCCTTCAAAGTGACGGCACTTTGCGCTTTCGTGATTTCTTCATGCTCAATACTTTCTCCCACCAGCCAGCCATCGTATTTCACCAGCCTCAAGGAATCGTTGACCGCAAAATACTCTGGCTCACTGGCTGCAACAAGAAAGCTATATTTGCTCATGACTGGTGATCGATAGGGTGGTGTTAAAAGCCTTCACTCGCTCGCTCCCGGAACGAAGAGGTAGCGGAATGGCGACGACAAAAGAATGATTGTCACTGGATATTCTACATGTGCTTTCTTGGAAGGCCATTAGGCACAGCACTCCTATCGAGATTTCGTTCCCTCTCACATGGCAATTAATTGCATGCACCTGATTGTTATCGCTTCGCAAGTAATCAATTTGCATCACAGGCCATTCAATGAAAGAGCAACTCGGCGTTGTAGCGCCATTCCAGGCTTTTTAAGGAAGAAGGAGGCAGCGATGGCAATGTCATCAGTGAACTTTCGAGCATCTTTGTTGGTGCCTCGCCCTTCGTGCACGTACCAAGCATACTCACTGCCAGATGAATTTTTAGCATCCCAGTGCCACGAAGCCCTTATGCCAGCGCCCGTGGAGGCAAGCAAAAAACTTTTCACTCCACTTTCGTAAAGTTTTCCAAAATCATAAATATCTCGAGGATTATCAGCGTCCCTCACCGGAGCGGACGGATTTTTTCTTTTGGTTTTCCCATCGTATTTCCATTCCCTCTCTAAAAACTGCTCTCGCCAATGCGTTTCGTTGATATCTTCTTCTGCCCATTGAGTGAAAGCATCTGATAATGCCTTGACAATAGCATCTTCGTTGTTGAAAGATGCTGACAGGGAAAGCTTGTTTTTGATGGCCATACTATTGCGTAATTAAGCGGCGGATTTCTCTGTCAGGAATAATGATGCGACAACGCTCATAGGCTACGTCATCTCCAGGCAAGTAGCGAAAAACTGCATCAGGAAAGCGCCTGCTCATTCTGTCCATCGCAGCAGCAATTTCAGAGCCGTCAGGATTGTATTGCATGAGGATCACTTCCCATTGCTGCAACACATCCACTACGCCCACTCCAGCCCTAGGCAGTACTTCTGGGTATTGACGCATTGTCACCTCTAGGCCAGTCACTTTCCATTCTGCAGGCACGCTTTTTTGTCCCACCACATACACGGCGGGAACAGTGGTGCCATTCGGAAAAATATACGAGCCGATTAAATTAGGGCTAGCGCTCAAGAGCGTTGTAATTACATCTCGCAACTGTGAAATGTTCACAATAAAAAAACCTGCCGTATAGGCAGGCTAGCAAAGAAACAATGGAAAAAGAATGGTCAGGAGTTAGGAGCGCTCGGGATGATGCTACCGGTCTCCTCAGCATTCTGGTGGATGCCGATGCGACCACGGCTGATCAGATCGAACGTAACTTCAACGAGGTTATCAGCGGGATAGCTCTCGTTGTAATTCATCACGCGACCAACGTAAGCCACGCGATCGTAGTAGTAAGTGGTGCCGGAAGCGCCCAGTTGCTTGTTAATTTCAACGTACACTTCAGAGTTCTTGTCGTAGCGCGAAGCGCTGATCACTTGGAAGGCTTCGTCAAAGCTATTGGGCAGGAACACAGTGCCGTCAACGTCCTTCTGGAAGTAGGAAGTGACGGAAGCAGTGGCCTGAGAGGTGACGATAACACTGTCAGAGAAGCCGCCGCCACCAAGCAGATAGAATTCCGTGTTGCCGTCGTTAAAGGCCACAGAAGCCGTCGTAGCGGCCTGCAGCGTATAAAGGGTGGGAGCGCCGCTAACAGTGAAGGTGGCGCCACTCTGGGTGATCACAGGGCGGGCAACGCCTGCAATCGAGCCAACACGCACAATAACGTCTTGGCTCTTAACCAGTTCAGTCGGATGGTAGAGCATGAGAAAATCCTCAATGGGAAAGAAGATGGTTAAGCGTCAGACGTTCTGCACGCTTCCTTTGCCAACCAGTCTAAAAATGCCTCTGATTGGTGCGCCAAGAAATTGCCAATAGTGCTCAGCAATTTGTTCGTTCGGCAACAGCTCAAACCGCCCTTCTCTACCATTGATCGTTGCTGCAGCGGAGCTTCCAGGTGTAATTCCAGAAAGTGTGAGGGGGCCGGTTAGCTTGCCCTCCATATACACTGCAGTGGCATCGGCCCCAAGCAAATAGTCAAATCGAGGATTGTTCTTTTGCTTAAGAGAAGCGTAGTAAGTGATGCCAGTGGCCATGGCGATGTAATTGCCAGTGCCTGAGTCGGTGACGTATCCAGACGCCACCTGCCAAACCAAAGTGGCATTAGCAAGTGGCGACAGGACATTGCTCATACGACGAAACCAACTGTGGTAGATCCGGCGACGGTATCAAGCATGCGTTTGAACTCTTGGCCATATTGCGTGGCTTCGAGCCCATTGCCATACACTTTGCCTTCTGTGGCACCAATTTGAATGCCCATTTGTGCAAGTTGAATGGCAATAATGTGAGCTGCGAGATGCTTGACGGCTCTGTCAGTTTGAGTGCCAAACACATCGCTGGTGGCATCCGCTGCAGCTTCGTCAAGGGCTCCGTTCACAATTCCCGATGGGTGGGGAGTGAACTCAGGGAAGCGATCTAGAAAAGTAGCGTAGGTGACGGCCATGATCAGACCTTCCCCGCCTTAATGTTTTCCAGACGCTTATTGATGGCATTTCTGATTCTCACGCGACCCTCTTTCCCTTTCCATTGCAGAAGCTGATCCTCGTCATGCATGATTTCAAGCAGACGGAACGCTTCGTTAAGTGGCAGTTGGATGAGAGTGTCGATGCTCGTGGGAATCTCCTGGACCGTAGCCTGTTCCTTCACTTCCTCAATGGCTCCAAGGGCCATAAGCCGCTTGACGGTGCCATTTTTGCGGGCAATATCCCACTTAGTTTCAGGAACATCAGTGTTAACGCCAGGACTGAGCTGAATCATGCCAGCGTCAGTGATAATGCCAAACCCTCCCTCACGCGGCGGATTTTCAAGTTCAGGGCGATAAGCAATCAACATTTGTGTTCAAAAGAACTGTTCATTAGCTTAACGCCCATCACTTACCTATCCTCAGGGAGCCTGCAAGTACAGGACGCTCTTGGGATAGTAGAGGGCCACGCCACCCACGCGAGCATGGGCCGGAACGATGAATTCCAGACCACGCTGCTGAGGCGGAAACAGCTCAAGCGGCTGCGGAATGTGCAGTTGCACTTTCTGCGGATCGCGCTTGTAGAACACCATGCGGTTCTTCGACAGGGTGCTCTTGTCCGCGTCGAGCTGGTTGATGGGCTCGATATTGCGGATGTAGGGGTTGGTGCGCAGGAAGTATTCCATCACGGTCACGTCCGAAGAATCGGAATTGCGACGAGTGGAGATGGTGTTGTAATCTTCCCAAGCCATGAGGATGGTATCGGGCTGCTCCTTCATGTTGGAACCGTTGATGATGGCAGTAACGCCATAGTTCAGCAGGTCCAGCATTTCTTGGGCAGTGGTGCCGCTATCGGTGAACCACTTGTCAGCAGCAACAACGTCAACAGTGGCGTTATTGAAGAAGCCTTGCAGGCCCACGGACGATTCGCCAAACATGGCCACGTCTTCCACCTTCTCTTCGTAAGCACGACGAACGGCAGTGGCACGACGCTGCTCGAGAGCGATGTTGGCCATTTGAGCGGCCCGCAGCTCTTGAACCGTGTAGCCGAAAGAACCACCAAACGAGCGAATGTTGATGCTCTTCTCGACTTGGCTGATGTCTGCGCGGGGCAGATCGTCAGCAGCGTCAGCGATGAGCTTGAATTCGCCAGTCGCGTCCATCACGCGATAGGTGAAGGTTTGAGCGCCAGGACCAGCTTCGCTGGTAACAGGCAGAATGGTGGGGTATTTGATGTCGGCATAAGCGACTTCAAAAACTTGAGGGCGGATGTACTCAAGCTGACGCTCGAGAAACAGACCCGCTTCATCCATACGGAAATCAGACATTGGAGGGCCTCCTATCAGGTGTCAGCGGTGAGGGTGAACGAAGGACCGTTCAGCTCAACGATCGCCAGGCCAGAGCCGGTGACGGAGGTGAGATAACGGGCATTCGACAGAATCGCGCTCTTGCCGGCAATGGCATCGCCAGTGAGCTGACCGGCATACTTGACGCCAGTAGCAGTGTGGATGACGCGCACGGCAGTCGCCGGAGTGCAAGTGCCATGAACATACAGGGCAACGGCGCCTTCGTTGGCCACGTTGAGCACTTGCTCGTCCTTCACGCCGGGGCGGCTGTTGGAATCTTCAGCAGTTTCGTCAACGTAGGTGAGCACGTTCACGCCCACGACGGTTTCGCCAGTGCCGCCAATGGTCTTAGCGGAGTTGGCGACAGTGCCGCCAGAGTTGTACACCACAACATTACCGAAGGCCAGGACGGCGTTGGTTTCGTTGATGTAGGTGCCAATAGTGTTGTCACGGATGTCGGAAAGTTGACCTTCCAGCAGTGCGGTCAGCTCAAGCGCATAGCTTTGCTGCACGCCACCTGCCGTCCCGGAACTCACCGAAGAAAAAACGACGGCCATAATCAGCGCTCCTTAGTAACGGAGAGGGGGGTTTTCCAAGCGTTCTGCAGATTGTCCATGTAGGACGCAGGAGCAGAAACAGGGGTGGCAATGGATGCCACAGCTTTGCGCAGTTCGTCGGTCGAGGCAGAGTCACTGCGAGGAGCAGCTTCAGCCAGCGTGTCGAACATTGCTTGAACGTAATCGTCGGAACGCTCCGACAGATCAGCGTCGCCACGAACAGCTTTAATCGAGGCTTCCATGATCTCACGGGCGCTCTTGCCGGCAAAATCAAACTCACTATCCAGATTGGTGCGAGCTTTGTCAATGAGGGCAACGCGCTCTTCAACAAGCGAATCAATATTCACTTGACCAGCAACAGTCAGGTCGGCCTTAGCGGCTTCCAGCTCTTGCTCGAGGGCATCAGCGCGACCTTCGGCGGCGTCGCACTTGCCTTGCATCTCTTTCTTCATGGCATCCATCTCTTCCTTCATTTTGGAAGCGTTGGACATCATTTCATCGTATTTCTTCTTCATGTCCTCGTAGGACATGCGGGCGTCGTCGCGTTCTTTAGTGATCGCCAGAGCAACGCTCTCGCTCACTTCAAACTCGGCGCCATCGAAGTTGACCTTAGCAGTCATAGATGGTTCCTCTTTTGTAAGGAGTAATTGTGGGTCAGCGGCATCTAGGCGATCCAGATGCAGCTTCACTTGTGGGCCAGCCCTGCCCCGACGAACCACAGCAATGTGATTTCCACTAATAGCACGTTGAATGCCATCGTAGTTTTCGCCATCGCTCGTCACACCAGGAGTGGAATCGTATTCCACTCGATAGCCAGCACTCACTTCCTTGGCATCGCCCCTCATGATCTTTTCAATGGCATTTTTATCAGTGATTGTCATGACTGCACGGACAAATCCGTCGTCGTAAACCACTTCAGTGCCCGAAAAGCCAATTTGATAGTCCTTTGTATTGGCGCTATCAAGGAGGATTGGAGGATGCTCAAGCGTGATGGCCTTGCCCGCAAATGAAGCGAGGCTTTCAGGAGACGCCACTTCTTCTTTGGGACGATATTCGCGCCTAACACTGCCGTCTGCATCGGAGTACATCTGCACTCCAGTGCGAGCGATAGTGGCCCAAGCACGAAGATAACCCTCGGGGGTCACTTCATACTTTTCAATGGGCGCGACATCGTAGCGGAAAGAAGTTTCGCTCATATATTAAAAATAACGAAATAAATGTAGTAAACTATGCTTCTTGTTCCACAGGTGAAACACGGTGCGTCATTTTCTCAACAGTTCTGTCAATGCGCTACGCATGCCGCACTGGCAACGCAAGTTGGTCGTGGCACGGCGAATGAAGGACGCTCGTCTCAATAGCGGCTTGTCGCAAAGGGACGTGGCTCGCGAACTGCACATTGGTGCTGCCACTTATTGCCGCATGGAACGCGGAGAAAGCGAACCCTCCGCAGTGCAAATTGCCACTCTTAGCGGGCTTTATGGGCTGTCAGTGCTTTGGCTATTGGGCATGCCAAATTTTGTTGTCAACGCGGCTCAATCTTCGTCGTCATCGTCGTCCTGAAGCCCTTCGATTTGCTGCTCAATGCCCGTCATCACATAACTTTTTGCAATAGCCTCAGCTTCAAAGACCAGCATTTTGACTGGTTCAAAATATTCATGGGGCTTGTCATAGGCATTGCGCACAAAGATGTGGGTTTCATCAAGACGCCCATTCTTGAAGTGCTGCTCTTCGACTAGCCGCCAGTTGGAAGTGTCACGATGCTCATGCGCGGAAAGAATGCACAGAGCCTTCATGATGCCAATGCCGTCTTCTTCTTCTTCAATGACGCGGACGTATTCGCTCACGATTGTTCCTTGCGGCTTTCCACCATCTTAATAATCCGATTGGCCCACGCCCTACCAGCGTCACCTCCCCATAAGAGCCATGCGTGAAATCCAGCATCACCTTCTCCTCCGGCTTTATTCTTTTCATGCCTTGAAAAGAACGCTGCCATGCGCTTAATCGTTTCGTAGCTCACCTTCTCCCCATTGGCCAAGCTTGTCGCTCTAGCAACGCCACTACCAATGCCTTGCTTGCCGGCTTCCTGAGTGGCCAGGCCGCCTTTGCCATGCTTCTTGCGCAGCTCCAAGCCGCGACGCGCTGCTGAACGAACAGGCGATGGAGGGGCAAACGATTCAGCGTCGCCCCTTAGCGCTTTTTTCGCAAGAGTCATCCATTTCCTCCTCTTCTTCCATTGCTTCTTCTTCTTCAAGCACTTGACGAATAAAGGCACGCATGTATTCTTCGCTAGCGTCCTTCTTTTTCATGCTCATACCAGCTTCGCTAAGAGCAATGGCAACAGCGCGTCGATAATCTGTGATCTTTTCACCGCTACTGCTTTTGAGAGTTCCTGCCTTGAACTCTTTCATGACGCGAGCGATTTTGACCTGCTTGGCCTTTTTAGTCTTGGGTGTCATGACTCAGACAGTGCTATAGTGACAGGAGCCACTACTTGCGCAATGGATCCTCGTAATTGCCTTAACTGTAGCAACATTTTCAATCCCAGAAGGACCTCAAATGTATACTGCTCTCGCAGTTGCCAGACATACCACTTGCGAGCGCTAGGAAAGATCACTCCAAGACCTAGGCAAGGAGCCACTTGTCAATGCTTGTATTGCAAGGAAAATTTTTACGTTCCGTCTTACAGAAGTAAGTCGGCCAAATATTGCTCTCGCAGATGCTCTGCTTTGGACAAGCCCGAGATTGGCCAAAAAGCGCGGGCAAGTTCACCAATCATGAGAAGGTCAAAAGCGCTAAAAGCTCAAGGATCTACCGCCAAAAAATATAAAACTATTCTTGTAGATGGCAAGCAAGTCCGCGAGCACAGATGGATTATGGAACAGCATCTTGGGCGACAATTGGAATCCTGGGAGCACGTTCACCACAAAGACGGCAATCATTTGAATAATGCCTTGGAAAATTTAGAGGTTTTAAGCAATGCAGACCATCAGCGAAAAGAATTAAGTGAATGGTAAATTGCGGCCATCTTACGGGAAGAAATTGATTGGCGCTGTTTCAATGCTAATGCCTGGCCACACTTTGTCACGATGTAAAACCAACGCTGTCATGACGCGCTCTGCCAAGAATGAAATATAACGGCAGTTGTAACCCTCAATTTGTTTAATCTTTTCTTGGCAGTTGTCCCAAATGGGCCACATGCAATCAAGCAACGTTTGCATGATTTCGCAATAATTTACATGGGCGCCTCTGGCCATGATGTGACCGAAAAAAATATTTTGATTAAAGGCAAGCTCCAGCTCCTCTCTAGTGATGGGCATCTGCCCTCGATCTGCCGCCAACAACGCCTGTTCAATGCCGTCCATGCCAACATGCCCCTCGCGATATTGCTTGGCGATGGAGCAGCCAAAGCGCTCCGGCTCGGGAATGTACAGCGCCGAAGGAGATGACGGCCCCAGCCCTTCGTCTGCCCATTGTCGCCTGTACTGAGCATTGCCAATAAATTCTTCCGTGGCATTGTTGACGAGCCAATGAATGCCAGTCAGTTCCGACCACCACTTGTTGTAAGTGGAGATATTATGGCCGCCCACATTGTCCAAGTGCCAGCCCGCATGAAAAAGTTGCAGCATCTCTTCTAGAGGAAGACTTTCTGCTCCTAATTTCATGCGATGGAGAGAAGCGGAGGATGAATAGCGCGGCTCATTGTCACCATGACACATTACATAGATGTGCCAATTTTCAGCTTGCATAGACATCTCGCTTGGCCCAAAGTTCGTTGTAATTGTTTACGCCTTTAGCGCCAACACCAGCAAGATCACCACCACCAGAAGGCTTGGACCAAGCCATAATAGTTCCATCGGGCAAGACGAAAGCCCTGTTCTTTTGCTCATGCGTAGGCGTCAGCTCTAAATAGTCACCATAGACAAAATCAGAGTTGGGGCCATTCATTGCCAGAGCCTGGCCGAGCAGAGTGGGACCAGTGGGGCACAGTGGAGTGATGCCATAAAAACATTCGTGACAATTGTTCACGATCAATTGGATGGCGGTGGTTAGCGCAGGATTGTCGGGCTGGGAATACAGCACGGTCGTAGCGCATGCCCAGGAAGTAAAGCTAAAACGTTGGATGTCCCGAAATGCCAACCATTTGATGCGAGGCCCCACTTCTACGGGGTTGACCACTCTGATGGCAATGTCCAAATACCATCCACCAAGCTTGTTCAGCAAGCAAAAGCGTCCAAGATCAGCCTTGTATGAATAGGGCTTCAGACAGTCATAAGCCCACAGCACGTCAGGGTCGTAATTGTCGGCAATGAATTTCCTCAGTGTTTCCTTGGTGTAGATCGTGTGATTTGCAGAAGGAAACGAAGCTTTAACAGTGCCAGTGGCATATTGGAGAAACGGCGAAAGCTCATCCCCCGCGTCGCTCAGAAAAATTTGAG